AAGATTATCTTATCACAAACTTGAAACTATATTTTGACAAGTGGGAGAAAGAACTTGGGGCAGTAACCGAACCAACGACAGACGAATATGAAGCAGAAAAAGACCAAAACGCAGCAGGCCCTGAAGCTGGTGCAGAATTTGACGCAGAACTTGGTGACGAACTTGGTGGAGGAATACCCGCCGCAGGAACTGGCGAAGAACTTGTATAATGAGGCATTAATGAGATTTGAAAGAATTGGCACCGACATTGGCAAACTAGTAGACGAAAAGAACACCGCATATGGTAGTTCATTTGAAAAATCAGAACAAATATTACAGGTTTTATATCCAGAAGGTATAAAGCCCGATCAATACAAGGATATGTTAGCAATCACCAGAATTGTTGACAAATTATTCAGAATAGCAACCAAAAAGGACGCTTTTGGTGAAAGCCCTTTTAAAGATATTGCCGGTTATGGTATATTGGGAGTTGCTAACGATGAAGAACAAGAATGACGGAAGAAATCGTTATTATTCTCTTTCCAACAAATTAAGAAAAGAAGGCAAATCAAGCGAAGAATTTGAAATCCTTTTTAACAATCTATCACTCGAAGAAGTCATCGGCTTAAAACTTGAGTTAGCTTCTAAATTTGGGCTCAAGGGTAAAATGTATGGTTTACCTATTTGGTATTCACTTAGAACGATTGTAAAAGATGCGGTTTTAAAATATGCCATGTCTGCCACACGTTCAAAGCGAGAAGCAGCACGGTTTTTGGGACTTCAAGCAAATAATTTTAATCTTTTATTAAGAAAGCATAAAATTGACAGTTATTTTGAGGAGGGGGTTGACACTGCACAAAGAAAATGATAACATACTTTTAAAGTAGGGCAAGATAAATAACTTTTACTATATTATTTGTTTTAAGCTTCAATGGCTCTATTGAAGTTATCGAAATGAGCCTAGCGTTGTTGTTGTGATCCTGAAAACAACAATCTTGCCATATATAATCTGCGAATGTAACTCAATTGGCAGAGCGCCAGCCTTCCAAGCTGGAAGTTGTGGGTTCGAATCCCATCATTCGCTTTCTTTTAACCTATCAAGTAACTATTTATAATAACTTACGGGAGATCTATATGAAACTTACAAAATCTAAACTTCAGCAAATTATTAAAGAAGAACTGGGAAAGTTAATCGAAGGTCCATTTGACACTTCGGGCGAGTCGCGTGAAAGCGATGAAACGAAATTTCTCATCCAAGACATGCGCCGAGCAGCGGAGAACAGAGATACTGAAAAATTTGAAGGTTATATAAAGAAAGCCATGGATATTGCCAGAGGATACCCTCGAATGAAACCAGCTTTGGGTGCAGGAATACACACCATGCTGTCTAATTATGATGATAATGACCTTCGTGAGTTGGGTATTAAAGATTTATATAGTGCGTCTGTGCAAGCAGGACTTTCCCCTTAAATTAATTTCTTCATATTCCAAAAAAATCTGTTATAATACTTATACACTATGGGGGTGAACTGGATTCGACTGGGTGTCGAGATAGAATTGTGCAAGGGTGTATAAGCAAACACTAAAAGGCTTAAAACAAATAACTGCTAACGATAATGTTGCATTAACTTTGGCTGCGTAAGCAATCAAAGCGGGGTTTACGGTTTCCTTGTTATCCAAAACCGTGCTTTAAATTAACACACACACACAAAGGAGGACATTTATTATGTCAGAAAATAATAATACAAATACAAGTGGATACGAAATTAGGCAAGGATTGCTACAGCAAGCTCAACGAATTGTAGAGCAAAACGCTCACATGCAATTTGAAACAAGCGGCAAGCAAAACTGGACGCCTGTTACTACCGAACAAGTTATTGAAGTTGCAGAGCAACTTAATGCTTTTGTTCAAAAGAAAGATTAAAGTTTAACCTTGTATATCACAACCTATTAAAACATTTAGGACGCGGGTTCGATTCCCGCCACCTCCAATTAACATTGTGAAATATTTATTTCTCATTTTCGTCTCTTTTTTTATCATTACATGTTACCCACCCAAATCGAACCCTATTAGGGTAATGAATTTTAATATCAGGTATGATACTGAGATCGATGGTATAAATAAATGGGATAATCGTAAGAGTTTTGTCTTGAAGGTAATACAAGATTTTAATCCTGATTTATTGGGAACCCAAGAGGCGATGAAATCTCAAGTTGATTATCTTTCAAGCAATTTAACAGAATATCGCAGTATTGGAACTGATAACTGTGATTGTCGTGAGCAGTATGATAGTCTTTTATTCGTTAAGAAAGTTCGATATGAGATTTTAGAAGAAAGGCATTTTTGGTTAAGCACAACACCCCATATACCTTTTACCAATGATTTTGCAAGAACTTCTCCCAGACCATCAAATGGTCCACGCACAATGTCATGTGTAGAGCTATTAGATAAAATTGATAATTACACTTTGTTTTTTTGTAATACTCATTGGGATGGGGATGTATTATCGAATGAACAATCCGCCGAATTGACAAAACAAATTTTTGCACAATATGGCAAAAAAGTAAATATTTTAACCGGCGATTTTAATGAATTCCCATTTAATTATAATTCATGGCCGCAAACTCCCGATTGGATCGCGACACGCCAAAGTCATGCGTATGATACTTTAATGTCTTTTATGATAGATGGTTTTAAACAACTTCACCCCAACAATACACAATCATCGGGCTGTGGATGGGACTTAACGTGTCCTGTATGGGATAATGATTATAGGATAGATTGGATCTTACATAACAAAAATGTTCATACACAAGAGTCAAAAATTTCAATAGAAAGAAGACCCAACGGATTACCTGTTTCCGATCACTTTCCTGTAATTTCTATATTAGAAGTTGTAAATGAGAAGCAGAATTGATGGTATTGTTTTAGCTTTTTTTCCATTTCCATTTTTTAAACTCTTCTTCATTAAGTCCAATCATCTGATAGACTTTTTGTTTCAATACCTTTTTATCTTCTTTCGACCTACACCACATCCATGCAAGTGTTGTTTGGTTTGATTTAATTCTTTTTTCGGTTTCTTTAAGAGCAGTTTCAATTATAATATATTCTTCGTCAGTCAATTCGGGTAAATTAAGCTTATGCTCATTTGAAAGAGTTATCAACCCCACAAGATCATGATTATCACAACAATCTGTTACTTTTTTGAATTCTTCCTCTGCATTCTCTAGCTGAGATACATCTGGGTGTAATATTTTAGCCAAATTTCTATAAATTTTCTGTATAAGTGGGGAAGGAGGTGGACTAGAGCTGTCCTTCGGTTTTGGATTAGTTTTTTGTGGTTTTTGAGCAGATTTTACAAAAGCTATCTCGTCATAAAACTCTTTATTAAATTCTTTTAAATATTGTACTGCTAATTCTTCTACTTCTTCAAGTTCAAGATTAAGATATTCTATTTTTAGATTTAATTTTTTAAATCGTTTGCTCAAGACATATTAAATATTGATGAGGTCTATTATAAGTTTGTATTTTTTATAATCTTTCCCAAGTTTTAATTTTGCGCGTCGATGCAGCAAATGGATTTGATGGTTGGTTGTGGCCATACATATATTTTCAAAACCTCTATATGCTGAGTGGATAGCTGCCACCACCTCACCACGACTGTTCAATATCGGTGAACCAGAAGATCCTCCTATTGTTGGGATTGAAAATGCATATGACATGTTTTCGCTCGCTCGCCCTCTCCTTTTACCCAAATAAAAACCTTCAAATAGTGGGATCATACGCGATGACCAGATCCCCATCGGAGCCGCGATATTATAGTATTTTTCTCCTATAAGTGGCGGCTGCTTGGCGATATCCAAAGATGGTGGTTTCATTTTGGGAGATGCTAAAACACATATATCTGCCCTTAAATTATATACAATTGGAATCGCTGCAACTGCTCTCCCTTTATAGTCATTTAGAATGAAGGAACTTCTCTCATTCAGGTTCCAATCTGGGTTATTGGGGTTAAAGTCTGGAATAAAATAATTTATTTGCCTCCCAGACATAACTGTGCAAACATGAGCAGAAGTAACAACTAGTGAAACTTCTCTGTGGTGTTCTACAATGAATCCGGATGCTGATGACCTTAAATCTAATTCATATTCTTCTTGTTCAACAATAGTGGAGGTGCGTGTTACAACAATATTTTTATAAATATCAATTTTAATGAAAGACCGTCTCTTATCCCTAAATAAATCACCTGGTCCGAAAAGAAATGAACCAGTGGCACAAGAAGAACATCCCACAAATGTGATGAACATTGTTAAAACCAGTAATATCTTTGCAACCGCATCTTTCATGAGAATTTATTGCCCGCGTCTAAAGTAACTATAAAGTAAAAACCGAAACGACCGCCCTATTTATAAGAGAGCCCTAGAATACAAGGCTCGAAAGCGATAGGCTTATATGGCAAAAAAATTTTATGTCTTAGACACAAGTGTATATCTTACCGATTCTTCTTCGATTTATTCATATGGAAACAATGATATCATCGTCCCACTAGTAGTTCTAGAAGAATTAGATAATAATAAAAAAAGACCCAATGGGATAGGAATTAATGCAAGAAGTATTATTAGAATTTTAGATAAGCTCCGCGAGAAAGGTCAATTTCAAAGAGGCATCCGGATAAGAAAAGGAGCTGGTTTAATCTTTACGGTGGCACCAGATTTATCTGAATTGCCTATCGGATATGATGCAGAAATTGCTGATCATCAAATAATTGCTACAGCTTTGACCGTTCAGAGGGAGCATCCAAATAAAAAGGTTGTCGTTGTCTCAAATGACATCAATTTACGCATTAAATGCGATGCGATTGGTGTGGAAGCAGAGGTTTATGCTACAGAAAATGTAATTGAAAAGGGAATCGATCTTTATAATGGATTTACTAAAGTTTTAGTGGATGACCAGATAATTGATAGGTTTTATTCTGGGGAAGATATTATCATCTCTGAGGTCTGTGAAGACGAAGTTGATCTTTATCCTAATCAATTTATTATGCTTGTTTCATCATCCAATGAAAAGAAGACCGCGATTACTCGTTACATGGACCACATAAGGCCATTAAAGAAAATTCCAGAACATAAAGATGGGGGCTGGGGTATTACTCCTAAAAATAAAGAGCAAAACTTTGCGATGGAGTTATTATTAGATCCTGATTTACCAGTGGTTTCTCTCATTGGCAAAGCTGGGAGTGGTAAAACATTGTGTGCAATTGCTGCTGGATTAGAACAAGTAATGGGCGAGACTCCACGCTATAATAGATTAATTGTTTCGCGACCAATTCAGCCAATGGGTAAAGATATTGGATATTTACCTGGAACTATGGAAGAAAAAATGGCACCTTGGTTAGCACCAATTCAAGATAATTTACGATTCCTTTTTGGGAATGATAATTTAATGCTGGAATCCTATATGGACAAAGGAATTATTGAAGTCGAGGCGATCACGTACATCAGAGGAAGATCAATCCAGAAATCTTTTATTATTATTGATGAATGTCAAAATTTAACGCAGCATGAGATCAAAACCATCTTAACTCGCGTTGGCCATCATAGCAAGATTATCTTAACTGGCGATGTTGAACAAATTGACAATGTGAATATTGATGAAGTATCAAACGGTTTAACATATGTAATCGAAAAATTAAAACCTTATGATATTACGGGCCACATTACATTTTTGAAAGGAGAGCGTTCTAAGGTTGCAACATTGTGTGCCAAAGTTCTTTAATTTTAAAAATATTGAAAAGTGTGATATGATATTTTCAATATTTTATATTAATATATGATATGAAAGAATATGTAAAAAACTCTTTCAAGAAATCAATGAAAGAAAGAAAAGAATATTATCTTTATGATATTCCTGTTTATATATTAAATCCATTACCGGATCATCTCAATATGGATCATATTTTAGATGACTTAAGAGAATTGGTTCCTTATGAATTCTTTTCTGGTTTGGATGGAATTTACGTGGGTGAATTCCCCGAATTAAAGCAAAGAGATATCCATGCCATGTTTAAAGAAGGGGCAATTTATTTATCATCTTTCCAAGATCATCCAAACATTGATGAAGATTTAATTGTTGGAAATATAGTACACGAATTAGCTCACTTATTGGAAGACAAATATCATTATGAAATTTATGGCGATGAAGTTATAGAAAAAGAATATGTTGGAAAGAAAAAAAGATTGCTGGATATTCTAAGAGCAAACGGTGTTTCGTTTCATGGAATGGGAAATCTATTCTTTTCTGATGATATGGTTGACGAATTTGATGAGTTCTTGTTTAATCATTTAGGATATGACAGTTTATCCTCTTTAACTCCTGGCTTATTCTTATCTCCTTATTCTGTAACTTCTTTAAGGGAATATTTTGCAAACGGTTTTGAGGAATATATCAACGGAGATTCTAATTACTTAAAAGAAATAAGCCCAGTTTTATTTAATAAATTGGAATTATTTTTGGAGAAATAAATGAAATTTAATGTATCACACGAAAATAACAATGTGGTTGTAACTGTTAATTTGCCTAAACTTGTAAGAGACAGGAAAACGGGACTCGAAAGCAATACATGCGTAGTAAGAGAGAAACATATTAGATCTTATTTAGCAGAAAATAATATTTCAGCTGGAAAATGTGTGCAAACAGGTAATGGGGATAATATGGGAAATACCCTTACTTATATATGGAAGTTTGCACCAGTTTCTCAGAAAAAGCTTGACACAACCCCTAAACCTGTGGTATCATCTAATAAAGCTAAAAGGACTAAAAAAGTCACAAAAGCCAAAGATGAGTAACGATGCCACACATATCATTCAGCGCATTAAAAAATTGGGATTTTTGCCCCTTTTATCATAAACTTACTTACGTTGATCGAATCCGTCTATTTGAGGGAAACATATACACAGCATTCGGAACTGCTTTACATGAAACGTGTGAAAAGTTAACCCTTGATAAAACTACAGACTATGAAAAGACATTTAAAGAGTCATTCAAGTCTGAAGTAATAAAATTAAAAGATATTCCAGAAGCTCATGCACCATTGATTCTTGAAATGAAACATCAAGGTCTTGAGCTAGCCTCGATGGTTCTTGGTGCCTTATCTATAAAATTCCCAGGATATAAAGTTTTTTCGGCAGAAGAAGCAGTCTCAACACCCATAAAAGATTCAGTTGGAAATTATGATTATAAAGGCTTCTTAGATCTGGTAATTCAAACTCCAGATGGGAAATATCATATTATTGATTGGAAGTCCTGTTCATGGGGCTGGGACATCGAGAGAAAAACTGACAAAATTACAACCTATCAATTAACTTATTATAAAAAATTCTTTTGTCAAAAGCACAATATTGATCCAGAATTGGTTGAAACTTACTTCGGTCTTTTAAAAAGAACAGCAAAAAAAAATAAGATAGAAATCTTTCGTGTATCAAGTGGTCCAAGAAAAATTAAAAATGCATTAAACATTTTAAATCAAGCGGTGTATAATATCCATAATAATAACCACCCAAAAAACCGCTTGAAATGTAACAAGTGTGAGTTTAATAAAACTGAGTGGTGTCCGTAAGGAGAACCCGTATAGTGACTGACAAAGTTGTGGACTTAGAATTCAAACCACAAAATGACCAAAAAAAAATTAAGATTTTAACTATATCTGACCACCCTCTTTCACCATCTGGTGTTGGAACTCAAACAAAATATTTTATTGCTGAAATGTTGCGAACAGGAAAGTTTGAATTTTTTAGTTTGGGAGGTGCAATTAAGCACGACAACTATCAACCTGTCCGAACGCAAGAGTTTGGAGACGATTGGATTATCGCACCAGTTGATGGCTATGGAAATCCCGATATCGTCCGGTCAGTATTACGAACACAAAAGCCAGATATCTTATGGTTTATGACTGATCCTCGGTTTTTCAGTTGGTTGTGGGATATGGAAAATGAAATTCGCTCTTTAGTACCTATGGTATATTATCATGTGTGGGACAATTATCCATATCCAACTTATAACAAGGTTTGGTATGATTCAACCGATCATGTTGTTACTATTTCAAAATTAACATCTGACATTGTAAAGACGGTATCCCCGAAGACGGCTGAAACTTATTTACCACATGCAGTGCCCACTGATATGTTTAAGAAGGTTTCAAAGATCGAGAGAAACAATTATCGTAAAGAGCATCTAGGAATTGAAGAAGATGACGATCATTTACTTGTTTTTTGGAATAATAGAAATGCAAGAAGAAAGCAAAGCGGTTCATTAATATTCTGGTTTAAAGAGTTTCTTACTAAACTTCAAAAGAAGAATAAAAACGCAAAGGCCACGCTGCTGATGCATACTGAGCCCCGTGATCCAAACGGTCAAGATCTATATGCAATTATTAACAACCTAGAACTTACTAATGGTGAAGTGCTTATTTCTACACAAAAAATCGATTTAGCCAATCTCAATCAAATTTATAATGCAGCTGATGTTACCATTGGAATATCTGACGCCGAAGGTTTCGGGCTAGCTACTTTTGAATCACTTGCCGCAGAGACTCCCATTATTGTTACCATGACGGGTGGCCTTCAAGAGCAGGTAACTTCTATTAAAAAAGTAACCCACAAATCTATGCTCGCACGAAATAAAAAGTCTAAAAATGTGACAGAATATGAGCATGGAATCGGCATTGAGCCTGTATCCAAATCCATCATTGGAAGTCAAGAAGTTCCATTCATTTATGAAGACCGTGTAAATGGAGAAGCAGTCGCAGACGCACTTTTAACGATGTATGAATATGGACCAGAAAAAAGAGCCGAACTAGGCGCAGCCGGTCGTGTCCATGTAGAGAAGAATTATAATTTTGCAAAATTTGCAAAAAAATGGGAGAATATTTTGTTGGACACATATAAAAAGCATGGTTCCTGGGAAAACCGCAAAAATTATAAATCTTGGGAGTTGAGGACGCTATGAAGAAAGTAATAGTTAAAGGACCAGCACTTAGCCAGAGTGGATATGGAGAACAAACGAGGTTCATTTTAAGGTCTTTAAGGAGTCAACCAGAGCATTTTGATATTTATTTAATCAATCTAAACTGGGGCAACACAGGGTGGCTATCGGACGATTCAGAAGAACGTCAATGGATAGATTTCCTTTTGGCCAAAACTATTCAATATAGTTCACAGAATGGACAAATGGATATTTCTATCCAGGTTACTATCCCACAAGAATGGGAAAGCCTCGCCCCTTATAATATTGGAGCAACAGCAGGAACTGAAACAACTAAAATTTCTCCACTGTGGCTTGAAAAGAGCATGATGATGGACAAAATTATCGTCATTTCAGAACATACTAAATATGCATTTGCCAACACCACATATCCAGCTGAGATGAACGGGCAACAAATAATTGCCAAAATAGAGTGTCCAATTGAAGTCGTGGGGTATCCCGTTAAAAAAACAACACCGCAAAAAATTGATCTAGATTTAAAATATGATTTCAATTTCCTTGCTGTTGGAACGTGGATTGTGAGAAAGAATCTTCCTAACACCATTAAGTGGTTTGTAGAAGAATTTTATGATCAGAAAGTTGGTTTAATTATTAAAACGAGTACCGCTAAAAATTCATTACGTGACCGCAACCACACTGAAATGACTCTAAAGAATATTTTAGGACAATATGAGGGTAGGGAATGTGAAGTTTATCTTTTACATGGAGATTTGACGGAGGAGGAAATGTGCGGATTGTATACTCATGATAAGGTTAAAGCTCTTGTGAGCTTGTCTCATGGCGAAGGATATGGATTACCGATCTTTGAAGCAGTATATAATGGACTACCAGTAGTTTCTCCTGGTTGGGGCGGCCCGCTTGACTTTTTATGTATGCCAGTGAAGCAAAAAAATGGATCTTTTAAAAAGGTTCGCGCATTCACCGATATTGCCTATGATATTAAACCAATCCAGGATGAAGCTGTGTGGGAGAATGTTCTAATAAAAGAATCTATGTGGTGTTATCCTAAAGAGTGGAATTATAAAAAAAGTTTACGCCTCCTCAAGAAAAGTCCCGGTGCATCTAAAGCCCAAGCCAAGAAGCTTCAAAAATGGGTTTTAGAAGAATTTGAAGAATCAAAACTTTATCAAAAGGTATGTGATTCCGTCTATAAACCGAGCCAAGAGGAAGAAGAATGGAATTCAATGTTAAACGAAGTTCAGATGATCTAGAGTCTATATTTATATGTGATTTTTATAAATCAGATTTAGATAATAAAGGTGGAGCAGAAAACAATGACTCAGTTCTTATTTCTCTTTTAGAAGATTACGGCTTTAAGGTAGAAAAAAAATATTGCCGGGAGATAACCCCCTCTTTTATTGAATCCAATAAAAATAAAAAATTTATTATTGGCAATTTTGTAGAACTCTCTGAATTGGCCAAGGGTGCTCTTAAAGATAAGCATTATATTATCTACGAACATGATCACAAGTATTTAAAAACACGGGATCCTTCAAGATTTCCTCATTTCAAAGCACCTGCCGATCAAGTGATTAATAGAGATTTTTATAAAAATTCAAAATGTGTTATTTGTCTAAGTAATTCCCAGTCAGATAGTGCGAGAGACAATTTAGATATTTCTAATGTGGAAAGTATAGGTTGTAGTCTATGGTCGGAAAATAAGTTGGATTTCATTGAATCCATAGCAGAAACACCTAAAGTTAAAGACTACTGTGTGGTGAACTCTCGCAACATAGTAAAAGGAACACAACAAGCATCGGCCTTTTGCAATCGAAGCAAATATGACTTTGACTTGATTCAGTCTTCCAACGAAGAAGACTTCTTAAAAACGTTATCTTCTTATAGAACGCTTGTTTATATTCCCACTGTTTTGGAATCTCTATGTCGATTAGTGGTAGAAGCCAAAATGCTTAATTGCGGTGTTATTACGAAAACCCAGTTATTGGGAGCCGCCTCACAAGATTGGTGGGGACTCAATGGGAAAGATTTAATAAATGCAATCCGCAAACAACAAAAAATAGCTTTTGATATTTTTTTAAAGCACTTAACATAGAGAAGAATACATGATTTATGTCACGGGCGGTGCTGGTTTTATTGGAAGTAATTTAGTCAAGAAAATAAGTAAGTTACAATTAGATAATGTGGTGGTAGTAGACCAACAGGGCAAACTGATCCAACAAAAGCCAAATCTTGATTCACATGTTTCGGGTTTTATTGAATACCATGATTTTATTCAAAACTTGAATATTTTAGAGAAAGACGATGTAATTTTTCATCAAGGTGCCTGCACTGATACTATGAATTATAATAGTATCGAGATGATGTATAAGAACTTTGAATATAGTAAAATTTTGTTTGATTATTGTTCTCGCAACAATGTTCGCCTAATCTATGCATCTTCTGCGGCAGTGTATGGTCTGGGACGGAATGGTTTCAGTGAGTCTGTTGCATGTGAAAATCCTATTAATATTTATGCCAAATCAAAGCTTTTGTTCGACAACTATGTAAGGTGTTTTGATATTAGCCCACAAATTGTAGGATTGAGATATTTTAACGTATATGGCCCAGGGGAACAAAACAAAGACAAAATGGCATCAACCATCTATCAATTCTTTAATCAAATTAAAGATGAAAAAATTGTTAAACCCTTTGAAGGGAGTGATAAATTTTTGCGTGATTTTATATACATCGACGATATTATAAATGTTAATTTGTTTTTTTACCATCGACCCTCCTTAAGTGGTATTTTTAATTGTGGCACAGGAAATCCTCAATCATTTATGGAGATTGTTGAGGAATTAAAAAAATACTATGAATTTGATATAATAGAAAAAGAGATGCCTGAAGGTTTGACAGAAAAATATCAAAAATATACTAAAGCCGATTTGACTAAATTAAAAGAAGCTGGATATAAATTTCCTTTTATGACTCTAAAACAGGGTATAGAAAAATATATTCACGCTTTAGAACAATGACTTCTACAATTGTGTTTACTAACGGTTGTTTTGATATTTTACACCGTGGACACATCGAACTTTTTAAGTATGCTAAAAGCTTGGGTTCTACTTTGATAGTGGGCATTGATACCGATGAAAAAGTCAAACAAGATAAGGGTTCAGATCGCCCTTTTAATTCCTTAAAAGACCGCATTTTTATATTAGAATCTATCAAGTATATAGATGAGGTCGTGGTGTTCGGAAGCAAGCAGGAACTACAAAATCTTGTAGCTTCAATAACTCCTGATATTCTAGTCAAAGGAACGGACTGGAAAGGGAAGGAGATCGTTGGCGAGGAATCAGCAAAGGAGGTAAGATTTTTTGAACGCATCCAAGGGTATTCAACAACTGAAATACTTGAAAATTCTCCTAATTGGTGATTCGTGTATTGATCGTTATCATTATGGTACATGTGAACGCATGAGCCCCGAGGCCCCTGTACCAGTTTTCAAAGTGTCCCATACCGAAAACCAAGGGGGTATGGCCTTGAATGTTAAGTCTAATCTAGAAGGTTTAGGAGTAAAGGTTGATATTTTGACCAATGCGGAGGAAATAATAAAGGTTAGGCACATTGATATAAAATCGCGCCAACACCTCCTTCGAGTAGATTGGGGTGAAGAGCACTCAACAGAGCCTTTGGCGGTTGATCGTCTCGATGCCGTTGACTTCGATCTATACGATGGGGTTGTAATTTCAGATTACGACAAAGGTTTGATAACACCGGAAGTGGTTGAAAATATATTATTTCGGTGTCCCAATAAACCAATATTTGTGGATAGTAAGAAAAAAGATCTTTCTCCGTATGAGGGGTGTATTTTAAAGATCAATGAAAAGGAATCCCATGAAGCTCACAAACTACCTTTAAAATGCGAATTAATTGTGACCCTGGGTGAACGGGGAGCAACCTATAACGGAGAAGATTTTGGTACACAAAAAGTAGAAATTTTTGATGTTTGTGGTGCTGGTGATACGTTCTTAGCAGGTTTGTCATCGGCTTTCATATTGACCAACAGTATGAAACGCTCAATTGCTTTTGCTAATTTATGTGGTGGTATTGCTGTTCAGAAATTTGGAACCTATACGATGAAAAAGGAGGAGCTATATGATATATATATTTGATATTGATGGAACTATTTGTACTCACACCACCGGCAATTATGACGAGGCTGAACCATTAGTTGAGAGAATAAAAAAAAATAATTCTTTGTATGATGAGGGGCACACCATTATTTACCAAACAGCTCGCGGGATGGGCCGTACAAACAACAATGTTTTGAAATCCTATAAGTTATTTTATTCTTACACAGTAAACCAGCTGGATGGTTGGGGGGTTAAATATCATGATTTATTTTTAGGAAAACCAAACGGTGATATATACGTTGATGATAAAGGGAAAAAAGATGAAGACTTCTATTCCAATTAAATTTGTACCCAAAGGTTGGGGTTTTGAAAAATGGATTGTTAATTGCGAACAGTATTGTGGAAAACTTTTATATTTTGTAAAAGACAAGCGATGTTCGTGGCACTATCATAAACTGAAAGATGAGGTATTCTATATTCAGTCGGGCAAAATCTGTTTAAAATATTCGGATGATAATGATATAATGAATGCTAGTGAAATTATCTTAAACAAAGGGGATAATTTTCATGTTTATACAGGATTGAGACATCAAATGATAGCACTAGAAGATACTGAGTTGTTTGAATTTTCGACTCAACATTTTGATGAAGACAGCTACCGAGTGATTAAGGGAGATTAAATGATTAATAATGCTTACCAAGTAATTGATACTTTTGAGCAAACAGTAGCCGAATATACTGGCGCTAAATATGCAGTCTCTGTGGATAATGCTACAAATGGGCTATTCTTATGCTTGAAATACTTAAACGTGACCGATAAAGACATCTCAATACCATCTAGAACATTCATGTCCGTTCCTTGCACCATTATCCAAACTGGAAATCGAGTAAAATTTAACCCTAACCACCCAGCTATAGAAGGAAAAAAACTGAAAGGACAGTATCAACTGAGCCCCTTTCCAATCTGGGATAGTGCCCTCACTTTTACAAAAGACATGTATATCCCTGGTCAGTTCCAATGTATCTCTTTTAGTGGACCCCATAAATTTTTGAAATTGGGAAAAGGCGGTATGATCTTAACCGATAACAAGGATGCATGTGAGTGGTTGAAACGCGCCCGTTATTTTGGACGAAAACCTGTAAATCATCTGGTTGAAAATTTTGATATGTTGGGATGGAATTATTATATGTTACCTGAAATTGCGGCGAAAGGTTGTGTCTTGATGATGGGTATAAAAGATAATAATGAAGATTTGGCAATAGAATATCAAGACTTATCACAATACAAAGTATACACTGAGGCAAATAAAAAATAATAAGGCATCGGCAGTTCTAATTAGGAAAACAGCTAAGGAAGCAATAAAGTGAAAAAAGTAATTTTAGTACAACCTTATTATGAAAATATTTGGGAACCCATCGGCCTCGGCTTTATTGCGGCATATCTTAAAAAACATTATGTAGGAGATCTCGATATACAGTGTTTCCAGGGAAATTTTGATACCGATGAAACTATTATTGAAGCCTGCATGGACGCAGACGTGGTGGGTTTTTCCTGCACATCACCAGCTTGGCCTCATGCATTAAGACTGGCTGAGAAAATTAAAGAAAATAATCCCACCACACGAACGGTTTTTGGTGGATTTCATGTTTCGGCCCTCCCAGATGTTTGTATTAAATACGAAGCAGTGGATCAGATTGTAGTAGGTGAAGGAGAAGAAGCATTTTTGCAAATTGTTAATGGTTGTACTGACTCTATTGTTGATGGAACTAAGACAGATATGAAAGAGATCCCATGGCCTGATAGAGAAGTTATAAAAAATCATAGAACTGTTGATCTATGTGAATCTATGAATGGCAAACGAATTGCCTCGTTCCAAGTTAACCGTGTATGTCCTGTGGTTTGTGCCTTTTGCGCGGAAAGGGTCATAACAGGCAAGTTTAGAAAAAGTAACCCCGTAAGAACACGATCAATTCCTGATGCTTTGGACGAAATCGACCAAGTAATAAAAGATTTAAATTTAAACTATTTTAAGTTCGTTGACGCCACCTTCGATATTAGCCCCCAATTTGTAATTGACTTTTGTAAAGAAAAAATCAGGAGAGGAAACACAACTGAGTGGGAATGCCTGATTCATTGTAGTTTTACCTCCGATGAAATGTTTTATTGGTTAAAAAAAGCTCAATGTCACCAAGTTAATATGGGTGTTGAAAGTGGGAGCGATAAAATACTTAAAGATATCGGTAAGGGTTTGCGCGTCAAACGAGTGCGTAAAGCGTTTGAGTGGGCAAAGAAGCACAGAATTGAAAGAAGGGGGTTTTTCCTTCTAGGAATGCCCAATGAAACCCGCGAGGATTTAAGAATGACTGAAGATTTAATCGACGAGATACAACCAGACGTGGTAGGTTTTACAATCCTTTGTCCATATCCAGGAACCGATCTCTATGAGCACGACAAACACCATAACACGGACTGGGAGACGATGGATGAATATAAGAATGATTTTTGGTCAACCGAACACTTTACGAATATTGAACTCAAGGCACAGCAGGCATATTTTAAGACCAAATACGACCTGCTGTTGTGTGAAAGACAGGAAGATTCATCTCAAGTGGGAGGATTCGGGGATATGAGAGGCACCACTCTCAGTGAACTTGAACAAAGTGCCCCAGACTTTGAAGATCCAAGCGCACAACTAGACGATCCTTCCACAACCAACAACCCCTTAAACGTTATACAATAAAATGATAAATAATATGGACTGGTTTGAACAAAACCTGAAAAACAGTATCCCATTTGCATTTGCCCGATTTAATGATGGCGAAATGATGGGGATTGCCAATGTTGGCTCCATTGTAGCTCGCGGAGATCAATACGTTGATACGTCGCTTAGTGATGCCTTAAAAGATGCCATACAACATAAGCAAAAAAATTATTATGTAGGTATTCCTTGTTCTCAATGTTATCCACAATACAATAAATTGGCCAAAGAGTTAGTCGGCGATTATGAATATACGACATCAGCTGTTGTTACAACTAATAGAAATTGGAAAAAATTTATTGATATTTTTCCATCTTTGGTGACGCATAAAAGGGTTTTATGGATCTCAGGCAACGATCAAGATACTGATAAGTTGAAAGAAATTGGAATTGAGGTTGCCAAAAAGGGACAACTTCCAGGCAAAAACAGTTGGCGTTTTTACGACCATGTACTAAAAACGTTTCCTGCAACTTTTCAACCTGGGGATGTCGTCTGCATCTCGTTAGGTCCGACCGCCCGCGTGTTAGTGAAAGAGTGGTATAAGCAAATGCCAGATATCACCTTCATCGATGTGGGAAGTAATTTTGACCCCTTTACACGGGGAGTTTATCACAACTGTCATAAAGGTTGGAAAGAAACAGGTTTCAACATGGGCAAAAAATGCCCGGAATGCAATTAATATGAAAATTTATCTTCTCACATCAAACAAATATACTCATATTTGCCCCGTAAATATACATTTTTTAAACAAATATTGGCCCGATCAAGATATTACGATAGTGGGGTATGACAAGCTAGTAGATTTAAAAAATCTTCCATCTAATGTTACTATAGATTCACTTGGAGAGCAAGCCAATTTTCCAAAGTGGTCAGATGGCCTTGCTCCTTATTTTGAGAATATACCAGAAGATTATTTTGTGTTAATATTTGATGATCATGTGCTCTTAAATAAGGTGGATAAGGCAAAAATGGCAATAATTGAGGAGCAATTTAGATTAAACAAAGTCGATAAGGCGATGCTCGGCGGGGGAGTGCCATTAAAATTTTCTTCTAAATATGGGGAAAATTTACTTATGCTACCCCAAGGAGTTCACCATAGGGCATCATTACACCCAGCCATTTGGACAAAAAAGTATCTTTTAAATTATTTAAAGCCAGATTTAACTTCTTGGGATTTTGAGTTAAAGAATGATCCTGTGGCGATGTTTGATGGAGCAAAAATCATCAATTATAATTATAGCTATCCTGAATCTCCTCATCTTTTTTCTTATTTGGAGTTGTTTAATAAGGGAATTATTTCTATTAATGAAGATGGCGATATCTTATCAGATCAACCATCTCAAAAATTTTTTGATAAGAAAGACATTCAACATATTTGGTCAGAGAGTCAACGATGTCAAAGGGAGTTACAATGAATATTTTAATATTAGGTCATACAGGTTTTGTGGGAAAAAATTTAAAAAGATTTTTAGAAGATAAAGGATACCCGGTTAATGGTATTTCCAGAAAGGAATGCGATTTAAGAGATTATGATGAATTTTCAAATAGAATAAGAGAATTGGGCAATATTGATGTTATCTTTAACTGTGCTGCTAATGTGGGGAGTGTGCATTATGTGACTGCAAACGCTGCTGATGTTATTGCCGACAATAGTTTAATGGCATTGAACTTGTATAAAGCTGTCCACCAACTATCCCCGAACACAACAATTGTTAATCTTCTGTCTAATTGTTGTTACGCAAATGGAACCGAAATTCAAGATGAAACTAAGTGGTTGGACGGTGATGTCCATCCATCTGTCTTTTCATTCGGAAATTTTAAGAGAGTTTTATATTATGTTTCTCGTTGTTATGACCAACAACATGATATTAAAAGTATTAATTTAATGTTTTCTGGTATCTATGGCCCCGGCGATAGCGCAGATCCCAACAAAGTCCATGCACTCAACGGTATGATTATTCGGATGTTAGAATCTGTTAAAAGCAACGATGATAAATTTGAAATTTGGGGAACAGGTTCACCAATTCGAGAATGGATTTATATTGAAGACGTATGTAGAATTCTGTTACAATCTACTGAATTGGATAAACTTATTGAGCCTGTTAATGTGGCTCAAGGAACCGGCTTTACGATTGCAGAAACTGCACAATGTATTCAAAAAGCGGTTGGGTATGAAGGTGAATTAACGTTTAATACTGATTATCAAGACGGTGCCCCCATTAAAATATTGGGAATGGGACAATTTGAAAATCTATTCCAGGGATATGTCTTTTCTGATCATCAAAAGGGCGTAGATGCTACCGTGGAATATTACAAGGAGATCCTAGGGTGAATAAAAAAGATTTTGATATTGGCAATGAAATACGCTGTTGGGGTGTGTGTATTCCTGATAATGCTGGCAAAGAAGTCGCCAAAACTCTTAAATCAACATGGATTAACACTGGAAAGAAAGAAAAAGAGTTCCGTCAAAAAATATGCAAGAGATTCAAGGCTCCCTATGCGATTGCATGTATGAGTGGTACATCAGCATTAAAGATTGCCCTACGTGCTTTAGATATCGGCCCCGACGACGAGGTGGTGAGTACACCCTTCACCTTTATAGCTACTAATACAGCTATTCTAGAAGTGGGCGCAAAACCAGTGTTTGCTGATATTCAATATGATACACTAAACATTGATCCAAAAAGTGTTGAAGAAAAAATTACCGATAAAACCAAAGCCATTATGTGTGTTCACTATGCTGGAAACCCAGTAGATTTGGATGAGTTGCGTGCAATTGCGGATAAATATAATCTACCCATTATCGAAGATAGTGCTCATGCTATGACTAGTGAGTATAAGGGGCAACCAATTGGATCAACAGGTGATATTGCTACTTTCTCTTTTCAGTGTGTAAAAATTGTAACTTGTGGTGATGGCGGCGTTGTTACCACTACTAACGAAGAAATTTATAAGAAATTAAAAAAACAAACTTGGTATGGAATCGATAGAGACACCAAGAAAGTAAGCCTTCTAGATCCATTACCAGCACATCCTGATGGCCTTGGGTTTAAGTCCAATATGAATGATATTACCGCTACGCTCGCCTGCACTGCTATGGACCACTTGGATGTACCTCTTAAAAAAAGGAAAGAAATTGGAGAAAGGTATCGTAAAGAGTTTTCCTCTCTAACTAAGATTAAACTATTAGATTATAAAGATCATTGGACACCTAACTATCAAATATTCCCAGTACATGTTGAAAACCGACAAGAATTTGCAGAATTTATGTGGAATCGAGGCATTCAAGTGAACGTCAATAATCGTCGCAATGATATTTATGATATCTTTGGTGGAATGTGTGATCTTCCCAATCTTAAAAGGTGTGATGAGGATGTTATTCTAATCCCTATTCATAATGATTTAGAACTCTATGATGTAGAGAGAGTTATAAGTGTTGTTAAAGAATACGATGCTAAATGAAGGCACTCATTGGGCATACAGGTTTTGTGGGATCAAATATATTATCCCAAACTACATTTGATCACTGCTACAACTCTCAAAACATTAAGGATATTCGCGGAAAAGAATATGATTTGGTTGTGTGTGCTGGGGTAAATAGTGTTAAATGGAAGGCTAACAAGTTCCCTCAAGAAGATTTTTTGCAAATTGAAAATCTTATAAACAATCTTAATCAAACTCACTTTAAAAAAATAATTTTAATTTCCACCATCGCAGTATACGACAACCCAGCCGATAATGCATATGGCAGAAATAGATTATTTTTGGAAAATTATTTAACCAATAAATATCCAACGACTATCATTCGTCTACCAGCCCTTTTCGGAAAAGGTCTTAAGAAAAACGCCATTTATGATCTCTTACACCAAAATCATCAATATTTACCCAATTTTAAGAGCCAGTTCCAGTATTATTCTTTAGATAACTTATGGAGTGATATCTGTGTTGCCATTGAGAAGCATATAAAAGTTTTAAATATTGCTACAGAACCAGTACCTTTTTATGATATAATAAAGTTGTTCAATCAGACTGAGGTACAGAATAGCAATAAACCCATAATAACAGAAAATATGAAATCTTCACACTGCCACCATTGGGGTAAAAAAGGAGATTATTTATATAATTCTTCAGAAATTATGGCGGAATTAAAACAATTCATAAAAAATTATGCTAACACGAAACGAGATAGATGAGTATTATACCTATTATTTAGACTTGCACACTCATCCAAAGTGTAGACTGCTGCATTTTATAGGACAGCTTTTCACCTTAATTGTTTTAGGTGCTTTCGCATATACAGGTTCTTGGATTTATCTATTCATTTCTCCTTTTGTGGTATATCCTTTTGCCTGGTCAGCCCACTTTATTTTTGAAAAGAATAAACCAGCGGCATTCAGTGATCCTATCAAGGCAAAAATATGTGATTTTAGAATGTTTATAGAAATTTTAAGAGGTAAATTAAGTATATGGTAAGAAAAAAGATTTTAGTCACTGGTGGAGCTGGGTATGTGGGGACTTCTCTTATACCCAAACTCTTAGAGGAGGGTCACGAAGTCACGGTGTTTGACAACTTGATGCAGGGCGGAAATCAGCTTTTATCCTTTTTTAAGAATAAGAATTTTCACTTTGTAAAAGGTGACATTACCATCCAGAATGACTTGAGAGAAGTGGTAAGGGGTAAAGACATCATTATTCATTTAGCCGCTATTGTAGGATTTCCAGCCTGTCAAAACAACCCAGAACTGGCCACCAATGTAAATGTGGGCGGAACACGCAATCTTATTGAGGTTTCAGATCCTTCGCAAGTCATCTTATATGGCTCCACCGGTAGTAATTATGGAAAAGTAAACAATATTTGCACCGAAGAAACTCCCTTAAACCCTTTAAGTTTGTATGGTGAAACAAAAACATTGGGGGAACAAATGCTCCGAGCTAGGGGGAATGTAATTGCTTACCGATTTGCCACCGCTTTTGGTGTCTCTCCTCGTCTGCGCCTGGATTTATTGATAAATGATTTTACAAATAAATGTTTAAGGGATGGTTATCTTGTTGTATATGAAAAGCATTTTATGAGAACCTTTATTCACGTAGGAGATATGGGTGACTCTTTTGTGTTTGCAATTAATAATTTAGATAAAATGATTGATAACGTGTATAATGTGGGTAGTTCCAAGATGAATTATAGTAAAGAAGAGATCTGTAACATAATTTCAGACAAGACCAGATCATTTATACATTTTGAAGAAATTGGTGAAGATGCCGATAAGAGAAATTATGTAGTGAGTTATGATAAAATTAATAAACTGGGTTTCGAAACAAAAATTGGTATTCATGAAGGTATTGATGAAATCATTAAAGTTTTAAAAGTGGTGGACTTTAGAAACCCTTACGTCAACACCCAGCCAGGTATTAAATAGGGGACGTTGTGATAAAATTAGAAATACCACTGGTCCAAAATCCCTTCGCACCCTATCAAAATCTACATTCGGGTGAGACTGCAATTTTGTTTGGCTCTGGCCCGTCACTTTTAAACTTCGACAGTGGTAAAATCTCCTCAGAGGTTTTACAGTTTGGGATAAATGATCAGATATTTTTAGATTTAGACCTGGATTATTGGTTTATGGGAGACAGCCATCGCCAAGATCCGGCTTATTTTTTTGATAAATTTGAACTTTATGATGAGTACAAACCTTTAAAGCAAAAATTTGTGAGATATTGTAATTGGGCACATCAGGAATTTATTCAGAGTGGACCTCACAAGGTTCCTAGAAGTGGCCAGTTGCCCCTAAACATGCAGCATACCAAATATTATCCTGCTGACTCCGCAGGAAATCCCGAGCGATGCCTTTTTAATAAGGATTTAGCGACTGGTCATTTGCAGGCAGTGAGTTCAATAACTTTTGAAATTTTACAGTTTGTGTTGTATACTGGTGTGGAAAAGCTCTTTTTGGTGGGTCACGATTGTGACTATACTACAGGGGATTATAATGGCTCTAATATTGGTAAGAATTTAAATGCGGGTTATTGGATCTCCAAATATTGGGGAGTCTGTGCCCCGTGGATTGCTCAAAATTATCCTAAATTAGAGATTTATTGGGTAGAACCCAAGGGGTTGGATATGTTTACCCCGATTACTCTAGAAGCGGCTTATGAGATGATGAACCAATGAAAGTACAAACAAAAAATATAATAGAAACTTTTGACTCCCTTGACCATGAAAATCATGAGTCTTTAACGCACGGTGCTACCGTTAACGCTATAAAAGAGTTGGTTTTGGAATTAGACCAAAAACATTTTTTAGAAAGGAAAGTGAAGTTTTTGTTAGATATTCGTGGGTATTTAAAATTAAATAACATTAATGGCAATTATGTGGAATTTGGAAGTTACAAGTCTGAGATGCAATATGCCGCTTATGAAATTTTAAACTCCACCCACACTATAGACAAATATATTGGTCTTGATACTTTTAAAGGCGAACCAACTTTACGCATGAAGGATAAAGTCCACTCCGTTCATCTCCAAAAAGAACAATTCTCAGCATCCCACGAGGAAACAGAGGAGTTTGTAAAAAAATATTTAGGCGACTCTGGTTTTTTAATAAAAGGGGATTTTCGTCACAAAAGGGTAATGAGTAAACTAGACTCTTTTGAGGATTTTAATGTGGTGGTTATTGATTGTAATCTACTATCCTCAATTGAGGCCGCACTAGATTATATTATTCCACGTACTACTCCAGGCGGCTTAATCTTTATAGATGACTTTTATGTGAACTGCTCCCAAGGGAAGTTGGTTACGGAAAAAGTTTTTTCCAAAATATTAAAAAAACATAAAAAGAAAGCTTCTAAGCATTCTTTCTATGCGCCGTTCGCTCATTCATTTATTATCACTGATTAAAGGAAGGTTATGTTAGATTTAGAAAACTTTAGTGAGAAATTTCAACAAATTGTAAAGTCTGAAAGTTGGCAACAAGTAGAAGACCTATTTAAAAAATCTAAAAATATTCTCATTTTTGGAAATGGGGGTAATCTTGCTATAGCAGATCACGCAGCGATAGATATTACTAGGTTGACTGATAAAAATGCAATCGCACCAGGCTCTGGTATTACTGCAACTTCAATAATTGGAGATAAAGATGCCCATAGCTGGTTTAAAAGTTGGCTGGAATATAGACTACGAGGTATCAGTTTAAATAATTGTATGGTGATTTGTATCTCTTGCTCTACAACTGGAACAAGTTCTGAGGCTTCTGTGTTAGCTTTAAATTATGCTGCTGATTTGGGGATTCCCGCCGTTTTAATCTCAGCACAGCCAAAGGAAGATTTAGATGAAAGGATTATTTCAGTTTCTCAGAATGTTTCCCTTTATCATACTTCAGAAGTCCTATCTTTAGCACTAACTTATCAACTCACTCATTCTGCTGGGTTTGAATGCCCTTCAATCTTCAAGAAGGCCAGAAGTCGAGAGTTTGAAAAATTAGGTATTGAGTCAGAGAGAGAAGATTCTTCTATTGTGAAGAATACTGCACTATCTTCGAAGCATTGTCCCCCAGGGATGGAGGAACAATTAAATAATTTGGCGATTGATTTTGATGGGGTAGTTCACACTTTTGATAAAGGGTGGCACGATGGGACTTGCTATGGAGATCCAATTGAAGGATCTCTGGATGCCATTAAGTCTCTATCACAGAAGTATAATATTATTATTTTTAGTGCCAAGGTACGCCCAGACCGCCCATTGGTTAATGGAAAAACAGGAAAAGAGTTAGTGGACGAATGGTTAACAAAATATGGTGTAAGAGATTGTGTTGTAGATATTACTCACGAAAAACCACGCGCTGAATATTATATTGATGACAAAGCCATTCCTTTTACGAATAATTGGGACGAGATTCTTAATCAATTAAAGGATTAATATGAAAAACATTACAGCTATTATTCCAGTTCGCAAAGGTTCTGTTCGTGTAAAAAATAAAAACCTTAAACCATTTGCTGATTCTAGTTTGCTAGAAATCAAAATCAAACAACTTAAGAACATTAACATCCTTGACCGTATAGTGGTAAGTTCTGATTGTGAAAAAATGCTTAATCTTGCCAATAATTTGGGGGTTGAGACTCATCAAAGGGATGAATATTATGCAAGTTCTGAGGCAAATAATTCGGAATTTTTTAAGAATTTGGGACAAAGTGTTGATGGCGATTATCTTATGTATAGTCCTGTAACGTGTCCTTTAATCTCCAAAGAAACTTATTTAGATTGTATTAATACATTTCAAAAGGATAGTATTGAAAATCTGGTAAGTGTAGCTCCAGTTAAACATCACATGTGGTTAGATGGGAAACCATTGAATTATGACATTGCGAATTCTCCCAATAGTCAAGATTTGCCCGATATTTATCAGATTACATATGGAATATCTATTATTGCTAAAAATGACATGATAGAATGTGGAAATGTTGTTACACGAAATCCTACATTTAAAGTGTTGGATGAGATTGAATCTATCGACATTGATACAGAATTTGATTTCATGGTAGCAGACTTTGTGTATAAAAAGATTCATGGATTACATTAAAGTTTTGGGACAATCTGTTGTAAAATATAGATAATGAATGTTTTAGTTACAGGCGGTGCAGGCTTTATTGGTTCCAATTTTGTAGAGTTTGTTCTAGAATCAAAACGACACTTAATTTCCAAAATTGTTAATCTAGATGCGTTGACTTATGCAGGTGATTTATCCAATACGGAAGAATTTAAAGATGATTCCAAATATATTTTTGAAAATGTCAATCTGTGCAATATGGATGCCCTGGCGAATGTGTTTAGGAGACATAATATTACTCATGTCATTCATCTGGCAGCAGAAAGTCATGTTGACAACTCCATAGAAGATCCTTCTGAGTTCATTCAAAGTAATGTCGTTGGCACATTTAACCTTTTAAAACTATCTAAAGAACTTGGCGTAAAAAGATTTCATCACGTTTCTACCGATGAAGTCTATGGCGAACTGGGCCATGATGGAAAGTTTGACGAGTCAACACCTTATAATCCACACAACCCCTATTCTGCTTCCAAAGCATCTTCTGATTTTTTGGTGAGATCTTATTTTCACACTTATGGATTACCAGTAACAATATCAAACTGTTCTAACAATTATGGACCCCGACAACATTCTGAAAAGTTCATTCCCACTGTTATTAATTCGATCTTATTAAAGCGTCCAATCCCTCTTTATGGCGCAGGGCTAAACGTAAGAGATTGGATATATGTAAAGGATCACTGTGAAGGCATTTGGGATGTTTTTGAAAAAGGAAAACTGGGCGAAACTTATTGTATAGGCTCTAATTGTGAAAAGAAAAATATTGATGTCATTAGATTAATATGTGATTTATTGCAAGTAAAGCCAGCAGATTGTATAGAATATGTCGAAGATCGATTAGGGCACGATTTTAGATATGCAATTGACAGTACCAAAATTGAACATGAATTAAATTGGAAGCCCCAAACTTCTTTTCAATCGGGCCTTGAAAAAACAATAGGGTGGTATTATGAACGACGTTAAAGGAATAATTTTAGCTGGTGGGATGGGAACCCGTTTGTATCCCCTTACCAAAGTTACAAACAAGCATCTTTTGCCGATTGGTGGTGAACCAATGATTTTTTATCCTTTAAGAAAGCTGATTGAATGCGGAATAAAGGATATTATGATTGTCACAGGTGTAGAACACAGTAGCGGGATGACTTCTCTCCTTGGGAGTGGCAAGTCGCATGGCTGTTCGTTTACTTATCGAGTACAAGATGAACCTGATGGTATTGGTGGCGCTTTAAAGTTATGTAAGAATTTTGTGGGAGATTCTTCATGCGTGGTATTGCTGGGTGATAATATATTTAAAGAAGATTTGGAGCCCCATATAAATTCTTTTGTTGAAAGCGGAGATGATTGCAAATTATTTTTTAAAAGAGTTCCCGATCCTCGCAGATATGGTGTCGGCGTTTTTAAAAATAAGAGAATTATAAGAATCGATGAAAAGCCTGATGAACCCCAAAGTAATTTGGCTTGCGTTGGCATTTATTTTTATACAAACAAAGTTTTTGAAGTGCTCGAAACAACTGCGCCTTCTGATCGTGGCGAATATGAGATAACAACAGTTAATAATGTTTTCATTTCGAAGAATACTTGCGACCATGCAACCCTTAAAGATCGGTGGGTCGATGCAGGAACCATGGACTCTTATCACAAAACGAACTGGCTCGTTTACCGAGAGGGTTGAGATGAAATTATTAATTACAACACGAGCAGACGCCGCTTGCACTGAGTGGGCAGAATTAATGCATCCTATTTTCACCCAATATGCTCATCGAATTGGCGCAGATTTTGTAATTCTTGATGAAACTTTGAATTGCCCCGAAGCAGGAACAGGCATCGGAAATGGTGTCTATCAGTATCGAATTATGAAACATTATGACTTACACGAGGAGTATGATCGCATTTTACACCTTGACAGTGACATGTTACTTTCACCTGAGTGCCCTAATTTATTTGATGTTGTTCCATACGATAAAATCGGAACTATATTTGAGGATAAAGGAACCCGCAAATCTCAAAGAATTCAGTGTATTATGAACTCACAACATCAATTTGGGGATATCGGCTGGAGAGAAGGCTACATAAATACTGGTGTTTTCGTTACTTCCAAATGCCATCGAGATATTTATAAAAAAATTAATGGAGAGTATTTCACCGAATGGGGAACAGATGATATTCATATTGGTTATTTGATTAATAAACTTAAGTATGAAATAGAAGAATTGCCATATCAATTTAATCATATGACAATGTTTTCAGAATCATGGAATGAAAATCCCGACCGTTTTGAGTCTCACATCATTCACTATGCTGGTCGTGGAGTTTTTGAGCCGGGTAGCGCACCAAATAAAATAGAGCAAGCCAAACTAGATTATGAAAGGTGGTATAAATGAAGCAATTAATAGCTGGTCCATGGGTTGGAGAATTTGGTTGGGAATTGTTTGCGTGGCAAGGATATATGCGGTCGCTTTCAAAGCATTACGATAAGACTATAATTATTTCAAGAGAAAATTCAAAGTCATTTTATGATGACTTTGCTGATGGGTTTTATCCCTTTTCACCCACTGGTGGTCTTTCCGATGCATTTTTTATGCACAATTTAGATATTAAAAAAGCCTTTATGTCAGTGGCAAAAGAATATAAGATCTCTTTGGACTCTAACACAACGGTGCTTTTACCACGCAGACTGGGAATCCCACCACACACCCACTATACCCAGCATTTGATCTTCGGAGATTTAATGATTCAACCTGACTATATTAAATTTGGAGAAGAAGGCATTTCAAAATATGATTATATTTTTCACATTCGAGATAGAGATTTAAGAAAAGAAGATAATTGGAGTTTAGAGAAGTGGTCCGCCCTCCGCGATTTATTGGATACCAAGAAGATTGCTTGTATTGGAACCCAAAATGAGTCCGGTCACATAGATGGCACAGATGATTTACGAGACATTCCAATTCAAGAATTGTTAAACGTGATGAGAAACTCACAGTGCGCTTTCGGACCTTCATCTGGTCCCATGCATTTGGCAAGTTTATGTGGCCTTCCGCATGTTGTATGGTCTATCCCACAAAATAAGCTGCGATATGAGGAAAATTGGAACCCTTTAAAGACTAGGGTACTTTTTGATTCTACGAATAATTGGCACCCAACCGCAGAATATATTTATGATAGATTTAAGGAATGGAGTCAGTGAATATACTAGTAACGGGTGGCGCGGGGTTTGTTGGATCTAATTTAATAGCAGAATTGGTGAAACATAAGTCTTTAAATATTATTTCATTAGATAATTATTTTACCGGAACAAAGTCTAATCATCACCCAAATGTTACATACGTTGAAGGTAATTGCAGTGATATTGAAGAATTGATTACTATAATTCCGGAAGTTGTGTTTCATTTTGGAGAATATTCGAGGGTATCCACAAGTTTTGAAGATAGAGACATCGTGTGGGATTACAATATTAAAGGAACATATGAGGTTTTAAATTTTTGTTTGAAGCGTGGAAGTAAGTTCATATACTCCGCATCAAGCACCAAATTTGGAGATAATGGGGAAAACCAGAATGCTTCACCGTATGCCTTCTTTAAATCTCAAAACACTGACTTAATTAATAATTTTCATAAATGGTTTGGACTTGATTATGCAATATGTTATTTTTATAATGTATACGGCGTAGGACAAATAAGGACCGGCAAATATGCCACTGTAATTGGCATTTTTGAGGAACAATATGTAAACGGAGAACCATTAACGATTGTCAAGCCCGGTACACAGAAAAGAGACTTTACCCATATTGATGATATTGTAAATGGGTTACTTCTGCTAATGAAGAATGGACAAGGCGACGGATATTGTTTTGGCACTTCGCAGAGTTATGAGATAAATGAAATTGCAAAAATGTTCAAGAATGATGTAAAATACATTAACAATAGAAAAGGCGAACGCCTTGATTCATCGATTGATTTAACAAAGTCATCAGGATTGGGCTGGAAACCTCAAAATAATCTCAAAGATTATATAAAAAAATTTAAGGAGAAAATAAAATGAAATTATCAAATCAAGCAATTGGGGCCATCATGATGGCACTACAAAAGGGAATTATGGAACAAATGGATATTACGAACCTTCTTCAAGAATTCGAAGTAGTGGATTCAGCTGATGGGTTGATTGTAGAAAATCCCCCTATTTTTGAACTACCCGAAACGGAAACAACCCAAACCCCTGAAGCCAAGGCATAATTTTATGCCAAAATATGTTTATTATTGTAAAGCTTGTGAAGAAGAATTCTTAGTTACTCATTCGTTGGGGAAACATGTAGAAATATGCCAACTTTGTGAGAGTTCTAGCGAGATAGTGCGGAAGCCTTCTACCATCTTTTTAAATAAAAAACATGGCAATTTAGGGGGAAAAACCAAGGTTGGGCACCTTGTGAGGCAAACAATCGAAGAAGCGGCCCAAGATTTGAAAAGGGAACAAGAAATGTTGACTAAAAGGGAATATAATGATGGGGATTGAAATTATTGTTTTGGCAGGAATTGCATTGTTTATTTCTATTGCCATAAATCTTATTTTAATTGCATATATACGTAAAAACATCGTAAAAGTTTTTGTGATTGCAGAAGAAGCGGCAGAGATTTTCACCAGACTCGATTCTTTTCAAGAACATTTGAAGACCGTCTATGAAATGCCTACTTTTTTTGGGGATGAAACACTGACTGGGCTTTTAGAGCATTCCAAAGCATTGAATGAATTTTTAAATAGATATGATGAACTTTATTCTTTTACACAACCAGACTTGTTAGAACAACTCGAAGCGGCAACTATAGAATTACAGGAACAATATGATCAAAAAGAAGCGCAAGCGTAAGAAAAAAAATCAATATTTTACGCAATTTCATGAAGACGCAATTGTTGAATACACCAACTCTGAAGATAACCATCATCGGAACGAGCTTTACAAGAATATAATTCAGCCCGTCTTTAAGGAGATGATTAACAAAATCGTCTTTACTTACAAATTCACCAACCTTCCCAACGTTGACAGCTTAAAAGATGAGTGTGAAATGCATCTTGTTACCATTTTGAGCAATTTTGATCCATCTAAAGGTTCCAAAGCTTTTTCTTATTTTAGTGTTATAACAAAAAACTGGTTTATCGCGAAAGTCAAAAAAACTGCAATTCAATTACGCCGCGAAGCTGGGTATGACGAGATTTCTAAAAGAATTGAAATGGACAAGCTTGCGATCTATAATACTTATGACAAAGACAGAGAAAAGAAGGAATATATGGAGCATTTGTGGGTTGAGATTAGGAAGTGGGAAAAGCAAAATCTTAAAGAAAACGAGAGAAAAATACTAGAAGCCATCAAAATCCTCTTTACCGACGCTGACACCATCGAAATTTTTAATAAAAAAGCTATTTACTTGTATATAAGGGAGATTACAAATTTAAACACCAAGCAAGTTTTAAACAGTTTAAACAAGTTTAGGTTTGAGTATGCGATTTTTAAGAAAAAATGGAACGAGTAAAGAAAGATTTTGAAACTTTAGCCGAAGAAGCAATCGATAATATCCGAGCAGATCGCGATCAAACCAAAGAATTGCTTAAAGATTTGGTGAAATATCTCTCGTCTGATGAGCACCGTCACAAAGAGGTTGGTTTAATTGCAGCAAAATATGTAGAAACCCTTCAACGTTCTAACGAGCAATTAGTTAAGATCGCAACCCTTCAAAAGAAAGGTGAAAAAGCAAGTATGGATTTATCTCAATCTGAGAGAGATGATATATTTGATGTGTTAAATACGGAGGTAGCCCATGTCCGACAAAATACAGAAGATACTTAATGGCAATTACAACATATTCCCTGCTAACCAAGAGCGATTCCCACAGTCTTTTTTGGAAGACGAGGATGAGTTTGTTGAACGTTGGGCTCACAATGTTAAACAAAGTTATGAGCCAACTGGTGAAGAAATCACTCGCCCAGTGGTTGGTATTGTATTGAAAGTTGAAGAAGGCGTTCCGCTGACTCCGGGAGGCCCAAAACACAACGCCACTTTTATCTCTCCCAATGTTTCAGCAGATTCCTTAAGAATGTGGGTACATACGAAGTTTGATGCAGGTCTTGCGGTTCCGAAAAATTTTATTACTCCAGGTGACGAGGAGGATTTAATTTATCAACATTTTATTTTTGAACCCCAAAGTGCCGATATAACGAAAGTGCCAAAGCCTGGAGATCTTGTGCAGGTAATCCACCCCTGGGCGTGGGGGTTCACAAATAAGGTTGGTTTATATTTGGGTTTATTTGCCGAAGGCACTCCCCCAACATTTGAGGCACCGTCTAAGAAGTTTTCTAACAAGAATAAGCGTCAAAATGTGCCAATAGGCCCAAAAGAATAAGAGGGGAAGATAGTGGTTTTTAAAAAAGCAGCTACAAATTCTGGCTTAAGTGATGAAGCCAAAAAAGCTTTAGATAAGCAGAGTAAAAAAGACACCAAATATCTCAGAGGTATAGATGGCGATCCCCTCAACGAGCCAGTTCCTGAATATATTCAAACCTCAAGTGAAAAAATTGTCAAAAATGATAACAATGCTTGGATCGTCTTGGGGAGAGATCGTCCGCAAGGCCGCACGAGTGGATATGGCGGACGAGGCGATACACAAGCCGCTTCCATCGATATTGTTGTGGGAAGAATGGGCTCCTCAGTTATAGCTTATACCGCTGATAATCAGAAAGTCTGGGCTGATCCAGATTTTAAAAAAGATGCAGCCCGCATTTATATAAGTCAAAAAACTGATATTGATGCGAATTTTAATTTGGCAGCAGGAACCATAGGCACTGCTATCGGAGTCAATGCAGATGAGTTTGGTATAGTAGACGATCCTAATATTCCTGCACCATCTTCTTTTAATCCTGAACCGCGTTCTGGAATTGCTTTGAAAGCTGATGGGATTAGGTTAGTCGCCCGTGAAGGAATCAAGCTGGTAACAGGCGGCGAGACTTATAATTCACAAGGTGGAACTGTCCGCAGCGTAGTGGGAGTAGATGTAATCGCCGGGAATGATGATTCTGATCTCCAACCAATGGTTAAAGGATCTAACTTGAGAGATGCTATGGTGCGCTTAATTGATCATGTAGATGGCCTGACGGGTATTGTAGATTCACTTTTAATGATTCAATCCTCGTTCAACGAAGCAGTTACTAACCATTATCATCACTCTCCTTTTTTTGGAAAAATGACTACACTTTCTCCAACAGTGCAATCTGCCGGTTGTAAAACTATGATAGACTACCTCAGTCAAACCAAAAGATCCTGCGCTATGCTCAAGACAAACCTTAGATCTTTCCAGTTAACCTATTTAGATGAAGTAGGTGATAGGTATATAAATAGCCGACTCAACAATGTAAATTAATCATGCCCATTGATACAACAAAAGATATTAAACCACTCGTAAAGATTAATTGGACAACACAGAAAGATTCCGTCTGCTTCTTTCAATCGGCGGAAGGCATTTTACCTGATCGATATTCTGTCACGATCACCACAACAGAGACTAGCACCGATGGTAGTGATGATCGGCTTGAAACAATACAAAACGATGCAATCCCAGCAGGGTACGAAAAATTACTATCTTTCTATGAAAAGCAAGACGATCCTGTCAATACAAGAATAGGTGCTGCCTTTGCCGAGGATTGGTTTTTGTCGGAACGCCCAACCATTCCTATAAAAGTTTTAGTTTCCATCCCGGCTATTATTATTGATAAAGAATTAGAAGAGATTCCGCCGCCTGAACTATTACCGTCTCCGTCTTTTGAGATTTATCTTAACACTTTTGGACTTCAAAAGAAGTTTGATGGTGTCACAACCCTCTTTAATCATTATAACTCCTCTATCAAGAGGTTTATTGGTAAAGTCCAGGGGCTGAATATGCCCCATGAAACCACAACCTTTTCCACATTTATCGGAACCATGTCGTCTTTGATGAAGGCTAACGGTTATACTTATTCAGCATCTCGTTCGGATTTGATAGTCTTTGGTGTAGATTCTTCATATAAGTTACTTTACGCCCAAATAAATGATGGAACCGGATTTAAAACCTTGTATAAGGGTTTTAATAAGTTCGCCAACACACCAGTTGCTAGTAACCAACGAACTGTTAATTTTCTACGAAATCTGGAGCAGATGTATCAAATTTATTTTCAAAATGAAAATATACCAATGCAACAATTTTTTGATACATATGTCTTAAACCCACCTTCATATGATTTGAGCGAAACTCCACCACATTCAGAACCTAAATCAGCGAAAGTCGCTAAGCCAATTAAGCAAAACAACCTAAATCCTTTCAAGACTGAACATGAGTGGCGGAACTTCGTCGCATTATCTAACACTCCCGAACAAAGAGAGGCTCTTCAAAAAAACCTTGATAGTGCTGCCAATTTTGTAGGTGATCCAGTTCTCAATCGTTTAGATACGACTAGTAAGTGGTTAGAAACTGCGTCCTCTGTCCTTGGCACCAATCCAACAGATTACATTTCAGAAGGAATGTTTAAACAACTTCTTAACAAAATCCCACTTCAGAGTTTAATTGCAGGCGCAATGGAATGTATGGGCTTTCGAGGTTTTGAATTTTTGGATGCCGCCAAATCATTTTTAAATCAAACAGATTCTTTTTTGGACAACGTTTCTGTTCTTTTACAAAAACAATTACCCACCATTTCTATTCCTGATAACTTTCCAGTTGTAGATTACATGAGAGACATAGGTGCTAAAATTTTAAGCAGTGTCCTAGATGCCGTAATAGGCGTTCTAATGCAATTACTTACGGAAATTTTACGGCAATTGCTGGATATGTGTAAAGAGTGTGCCGTGGCCAATGCTGACCGCGCCGCCCGAAATGAGGCAATGAATTTTGGAGAGTTTAATATTGCAGGTACTTTATTAAGCGACTTGGCCGTAGGAACTGTAGATAATATTACTTCTACGATTTATAACAGTTCCGGTGCGGCTGAGATGGCCTCAGAAGTCATGGCCGAAACAAAACAATGGGCTAAGAACCCCTTTTTGCTTGCAAATCATATTGACGAAGATTTGGGAGAGGCTCTAGGATACGAGAAGACAAAAGAGGCAACCAAACAAAAAATACAAGAAAGGATGGAGGGCGCAAAAGATGAGTTTACAGGTTATGTAAATGCCGCTTCTTCAGTTTTAACTCCGGGAGAAGTTGGAAATCTTTTATTGGGTTGCAATGTTGGCCAAGAAGCAACAGAAGCTCTTGTCCTTCTTTTAGATGCTTATCCCAATCTTAAACAAGTGTTGTCTGCCCACGCAAGCCCTGCCGACTTAGCAGTGAAAATTAAAGAAGTCTGGGAAGATATGGGTAAATTAATAGGTACAAATAAGGTGCTACAAGGTGTTCAAACTGTTTTAGATGCCTTACCAGAATCTGCCCAATGTTTGTGTGATGAAGATGATCGAGCAATGAGAGCTAAATTGTTGAAAAACAAAGGTCTTTCTCCTCAACAAATTGATGAGCAGATTACTAAATCTAATGACAGGCGTCAGACACGATTAGAAGAATTTTCAAAATTACTTGAAAAAGGCAATCCTCTCCAAAATATAATGCCTGAGATTTATTGTACGGTGGTTTATAAGGATCCCTCGGGCAAGGTTGTTCCAAAAGAGAAAACCATGCGTAACCCCATTAACCCAGATCAAGTTCTGTCCCGAGAAACAGCAGAAATATTGATACCAGAGATTAAACAGGGGTTGATTGAAAAGGATCACCCATCTTTTACTTTCCTTATGAATCAAGTTTTGAGTACGATTTATGATGGGTTAACAATGACATTTAGTCAAGATATAGATGGATATCTACCTAATTTGACTAAACAAACTTATACTGAGCGAGAAATCCCGCGAACTATTGTTGTGGAGGACCAGGGCGAACCCAAGCACATCTTAAACCCTGAATGGATAAAAATTGCCAATGATCCAGGCCGCCCGGAAACATTTGGTGCCTTACCCTCAGATGCCGCAGTTCCAGGTAGAATACTCCACACTTATCGTGAAGATGGTGATCCCACAGAAAAAATGATCATTGAAAATGCTATTGGGGGTGTTGATAACGATGATACTGAGTACATAAATAGAGATACACGTTTAGCGTGGGGAGAACCCATTTATATCCGTGATCGTTTAATTGCTGGACAAAAAAAGGTCGCTGGGCAATCACCACCCACAGCAGAACAAGAAGCCGCTTGGGAAGCTGCCCAGAGATTACCGGGCACAGGATTAAGTCTTACTTATCACGGTCGCAAAAAGCCGGATGAGTATGTGGCAGATTCAGAAGAAGTGGGCTTAGACGAGCAAGGAAAAAACTCTCGATTGCGATTAGCAGAATATTCTCGTATGTTTGGCTATTCACCTATTCCAGTGATGTTACGCGAAAAAGGCCCATCAAAATATGCACCAGGTCTTCAAGAAGCATATGCTTCAATATGTTCAAGTGAGAGGTTGTTTGATATTGCCCCCCGACATGACCGATATCAGGTTTACGGTTTTCAAGTAGATAATAATATCCTTGAACAATCTGGCATGGGAAACGATGTCCAAAAAGTCCTTGCCAATATCCCCTCATCACCAGCCACCCCAACACCGAGTGGCATATCTGGTTCCGATTATGCAAAAGGGATGGAGCTGATTGGCCAAGCTTTTTCTGCGATGGCCAATTCTACATATAATATCGACTATGTGGTGCCTTATTCTTCCTCTTTGGATATTAACTGCGGGCAACGTTGGCCTATGGAGGAATATGCCGCTACAATTCAATTAACACCTCCCACTAGCGTAGGTGGTTCGGTCTTACAACCACCATTTATTATTTATCAACAAGCAGAGTTTAAAAATCAAAAGGATTTTGTGTGCCAAACACGTCAAAATAATGGATGGTCTTATGATAACTCGCTCAAACATATTCCCCAAGAACAAGCATTTGTAACTTGGAATCAAAAAGCATGGCAGTGGGGAGCACCCATTTATCAAAATTCCGTATCGGCTAATGGTGATTTAAGTTTCACCACGGCAGAAACTGATATTTCCGTAGGGGTGAGTGGAATCGCAGCCGCAAATTTAAATTCTTTATCAAACTTCCTTTATGATAAGAGATACGGCAATCCTAATGGTACTTTGCACGGTGCATACGATGCTCTTTGGCGTGATTACTATTGTAGTTTTACTAGAATGATTTCAAAATCTCCTTTCTTAGAGCTGAAAAAGTTAGCTACATGTGATCTTATTCCGATGCCAAAAACAGGAGAAGATCCAATTTGTAGCAATAATACGAGCTTACTTGGCACAGAGGAGGTTAAACAGCGAGTTAGGGATGAATATGGAGTGGTACAGTGTATTGAATCTTCATTCCCCAATATTGATGGCCTCGGAACTAACAAGGATAATCCATTTGAAAAAGCCAATCTCGGCGGTGCAGTTCTTTTAACTGTGAGAACATATGTGCTAGAAGTGATGCTGCGTTCCATATTCGTTTATTATTACTTCCGTGCAGGCAGTTCGGAATCGGTTGATAGTCTTCTTGTTTCTTACATTTCCCAAATGATTAAAAAAGACGTAGAAGCTAAGAACTTTATGAGCGAGTTCCGCACGGAAGCATTTGGGTTGTATAATCGCAACGCCGCATCTTTAACGCCACCCCGACAACAAACAAATAATTTTGATGAAGTTTTAGATTATCTTATTCGACAACAAGTTATTGCCGTAGGTAATCGCTTATCTAGAGTGGTCGGAACAATCGGTGATACTTCATTAGATTCATATCTGCTTATAGATCAATCTAATGATGATCCGGCATGGATTCCGGGATGGAATGTTCCGGCAACCCCCAATGATCCTAATAGAATTTTAAAAAATGATGCTCTCAATGATGGAGTAATCGGCGGTGAGGCGGTTCCTCCCGAACAAATTAAAGAATTGATTGGCGACGGTTCTCTGTCTTCCCGCACCCTGGAACTTTTCAATTGGGATGCACCAGTTTCTTACCTTAAAAATTTGCCCATTGGTATGTTATTTAGAGCGTATTTCGGTAAAAACTCAACTCAAAAAACAAATATCTGGTCCCGCGAAGCTGCCATTAGTTCTGTAGCAGATCCCGAAAGATGGCGATGGATAACCGGAGTAGAACCACGCTCCCCCAACAAGACATCGATGACGCCACCTTCAACACCAAATCGCGAAGAAAATATATTTGAAGTGAGTGGCATTACGTTAAACAATCAATTTACTCCAGCCGGAAGAAATACACTCTTAGGATTAGACGCTCCCCCGGAAGCACCGACTCTTTATAGCTATGGAGTGTCTGACCCCGAAAAGAAAATCATGTCAATCCTTCTCAAAATGTTGGCAGCCGGGACCAGTATTCAAAATCATAATACATTAACGAGTCCCTATTCTGTTGGTGCAAATACCTGGGCTGGAAGTTTATTGAAAAGTGAAACCGAAGGGTTAAGTGGTTGGAAAACTTGGCGTTTTCATTATAATGACGTATGGGATAGCGATGCATGGAATCGCACAGGCAGAGAACCTGCGCCTTGGGTCGTTGGTGGTCATTCCCACCCGCAGCTGTATCAGGGAATAAAAGCTCCGACCGATTCGATGGAATTGGCGGACGGTGGAAGTAGTAAAAACAGAACATATTGGTCAACAAGTTGGTATCCAGAATATCTTGAATGGGGTTTGAGCACCAGATCTTTCAGGGAGTCAGTCAGAGGTTATAGCCAACTGGGATGGGACTTTCACCACAATCTTGATTTTCAACGGAAGTTTCTTCGTTGGATTGACATTGGAGGAAAGTCAGTTGGTCCCTGGAAAGGTTTTGAGTTTTCTAACGGTTTAGTGGGGTGGAAATTGATAGACCCCACTTATTTGTGGTATGACAACGGACAACCCATACTATCCGCCCGGAGCTGGTCCGATACCGTAAATCGCCCAATACCTGGCGCTGGCCCTGGTTTTCAAAGGAATCCTTTTGAAAACCACGCAGCTCTATCAAGCCCTAATGGGCTGGTAGTGGGCGCAGGCTCACGAGATGCTGCATATTTTGGACTCCCAGGTACTGCATTCGATAGTAATGGTCAGCCAGTTAATCCGGCACCAGACGTTAATCCTTATTCCTATCGTTTATTTCAAAGAGCAAGTAATTTATTGGCTACCGGAATGGAATACATCAGCTTGTTAGATTTGGATGTTCTCACCATTGTTCAAATGTTGAAGTGGGAACAATCGCAGTCCCCCGCAGCCACACAGTCCACTTATCAACAGTGGATCGATGAATTAGAAGAAGCCATTCAAGATCTCCAAACGGTCTATGAAAAACGAAAATCAGTCTCCACTCTATTGTTAAGTAACTTAGAAAGATTCGGCCCCGCCCGACAACCGACCCCCGAGGGTGCAAATCCTGGTAAGAGTTTTGAAAATGGAAACTTTATTAAAGAATATTATTTACGCATTGAAGAACAGGATTACCAAGGAATGCCACAAACATCCACTTCTATCCTTGCCGCAGGCAGAACTTTAGAGGGCATAGAAGAACGTCTTGCAAGACTCTATGGAGGGACAGACGACGACTATAAGATACCTATCGAGGAGGCAAAATGGGCAAATTCAAATTATGTAGATAAAGGAAGTCGCACTGAATTTATGAAAGGGGTTGTAAACTTTAAAACATTTCAGGATTATATTGATGAGAGGTTTACGAGCGATGGAACCATTCCTCCACATATTCAACAACACCTCCCTGCTGCATGTGTACCACAACCTCTCACCAAAGCCTTGATTGGGGATGTAGACCGTTTTGCCGAGTGTGGTGAAGCGATGGCTAAAGATTTAGGGGTTAATTTAGACGCAGATAGAACAGAATTTGTATTGGGAGATTTTTTCAAAAGCCTCCACCTGGGAGTCAGAATTTCCTATGTTTCAGCCATGGAACAGTTACCCGAAGAACCTCCCGCATCACCTTCGAGTGGGGGACCAACTCAAGCTCCCACGCCTGCACTTAGTACAGGAGGAGCCAACCAAACCAGCACCGCAACGAGTGCGACCGCCACAGATTGGGCATCACTGGTGTCAAGCTTAACTCAAACAACGCCTGAAACTTCTTGCTGGCGCGACCACACTCAAGATTCAACCCTTCAACTATATGAAACCACCGCAGCGACAGGTTTTACTAATGAAGCTCCTTTTAAAAATATTGCCCAAGGTTCATCGAATTCCGCCAAAGCTGCTTTATATCAAAAAGCCTTTTTTGTCCCCAATGGTAACAACACTTGGGCTCATGTAGTTCCGATGGTATGCTCAGAAGTAGAGATCGACCCCCTAACTCCAATGAGTCAAATTGCACAAACGGGTGATCTGTATAAAACACCAAATAATCAAGGCATTCTTGAGCCCATTAAATATTTTGATTATCAATTCCTTCAAAATTACCGAAGCGTCTTGATTCCTCAATTAATGAATTCACCCGAATATAAGTCGTTATTTAGATACCTCTTTCCAGTGGATCGTATGCTATCTCTTAATCAGATTTATGGATCGGAATATTTGCGCTCTTATAAAGGTGTTAATGAAACTTTCGACCCCACCAAGATAAGATTAAAAGATCTTTTTATCACCCTTAGCACAGCTGGCAATTACGAAGCCGCCGCCTGTGGAGCATCTAACCTTGACCTACAACTAGGGTCGTTGAATGGTATTCCATGGGAAGGTATGGCTCAACAAATAGCTATAATGATTGTAAAAACTGTAGTTCTTATATTTAAAGGGTTCGTGGAGGCGTTTGATATAAACATCGCAGTCTCTAAAATGATTAAAGATTCCATACATTTGGTGAATCAACTGATTGCCCAAGGGCTCACCATGGCGAATACAGCCCAATCAGTGGGTGCAGCTGTTGGCGATATAGTGGACCAGGGCCTTTTTAATCCTGGAGCATGTAAAGATGATATAACACCCACGTCTCCTCCTGATGCGTGGTTTGATCCAGTGGATGAAAATTTTATTCCTGAACCACAAATAATGTGGATTTCTTTGGCACTTTTGCCAATTACATTATTGCCCATGCTCTGGCCTGGTTTACCGATTACTCCATTTGGTGTGGCATATTGGGGCATGGATTGGAAACCGGAACCAAACTGGCTGAACTCATTCCCACCGTCAGATTACTTGGACAAACTATTTAACAAGGACAGCAGTGTTGCTGCAAGTATAGCGAACTCACCGGAAGCGTGTAATATCGATAACGGGCTCCCACCACCAAGTTCCGATACTTAAAAGAGGAGGAATTATAATGTCAGGACTCACACCAAAACTTCCCCTAATTAAAGGAAATATAAATAATTATTTAATGATAACAGAGTATAAAGAACTTGTTAAACAAAATTTTAAAAACTTAATGTATACAATTCCCGGAGAACGCATAATGGATTCCGAGTTTGGCATTGGTTTAAAAAGATTTTTGTTTGAGATGGACAACCCTGGTTTGTATGGGAGAATTACGGGTAGAATAAAACAGCAAGTTAATAAATATCTTTCTTATATTACAATAGACGATGTAATTTTTAATAGTGCAGCAACTACCGAAGGTATACATTCCAACTTTTTAAGTATCAGAGTGGAATATACAATTATACCTTTGTCTGAGATAGACAATTTAGAACTAACTTTACCCATAGACTAATTATTTGTTAGAGAGAGGAACTTTGATTGGGCTCAAAAAAACAATATCCACTTATTGACTATACATCAAGAGATTTTAACAGCATTAAAGAGGATCTGGTAGATTACGCAAAACGTTATTACCCTAATTCTTTTAAAGATTTCAGTGAAGCCGGTTTCGGCTCCTTAATGCTTGATACTACAGCCTATATTGGAGATATCCTTTCCTTTTATTTAGATTATAGTGTAAATGAATCGTTCCTAGACACAGCTATTGAATATGATAATGTATTAAAACTTGGCCGTCAAATGGGTTATCGTTTTAACCCTGCTGTGGCTTCCGTTGGTGAAGCAGTTTTTTATATTATTGTTCCTGCTGCGTCTGTAGGATCGGGACCGGACACAAACTATATGCCCATTTTAAAAAGGGGAACTTCACTTTCGTCTATTGATAATATAGCTTTTGTTCTCAATGAAGACGTAAATTTTGCTAATCCAAATAACGAGCTAGTCATCGCAGAAGTCAACTCTGACACAGGCGCGATTATTAGCTATGCAGTGAAAGCATCTGGCCAAGTTGTGTCGGGTCGTACCAAACAAGAATCACTCGTAGTTGGAAAATTTCAAAAATTCTTAAAATTGAGCCTTAGTGGGGATAATATTACAGAAATTGTTTCAGTTACCGATAGTGAAGGTAACGAATATTATGAGGTAGATTACTTGTCTCAAGACACCATCTATAAACCTACGTTAAATCGTGGAGATAATAATACCATAACTCAAAATCTCCTGCGACCTTTTGTAGTTCCGCGCCGATTTACAATCGAGAGAACTCAACGAGACACGTTTTTGCAATTTGGCTTCGGAACAGAGAACACAACTCTTGCAACCGACTCTGTGGTGGATCCAAGTAAGGTAGTTTTAAAGGTCCATGGCAAGGATTACGTTTCAGATGCATCTATTGATCCTGGAAACTTTTTAAAAACTGACAAGTTCGGAGTAGCACCATCTAACACAACGTTAACCGTCTTATACCGCGTTAACGATTCAGATGATGTAAATGTTTCAGCCAATGCTTTAACAAATGTGGACACACCGATTTGGGATTTTGAAAAGTTAAGCACCCTCAACTCTAACACACTTAGTGGTGTAACTAATTCGTTAGAAGTTAATAATGGCGAACCTATTACTGGGGATGTCACATTACCCACTACTGAAGAATTAAAACAGAGAATTTATAATGTTTTCTCATCTCAAAACCGCGCAGTAACTTCAGAAGATTATCGGAGTCTATGTTATGCCATGCCAGCACAATATGGGGGAATCAAACGTATAAATATTGTAAGAGACTCATCTTCTTTGCGACGAAATCTTAACTTGTATGTTTTATCTGAAGCCGCAGATGGTTCCCTTATAGTTACCAATTCTACAATCAAACAAAACTTAAAACAGTGGCTAAGTCAGGGAAAGATGATTAGTGACACGATTGATATTTTGGATGCAAAAATTATAAATATTGGTATTGAGTTCACAGCAATAGCTGCTTTGGATTCAAACAAATTTGATGTTCTCAATGATGCTATCAACAAACTTGCAGGATATTATGCTAGCAAATTTCAAATTGGACAACCCTTCTATGTTGCGGATATTTATACCCAACTGAACAAGATGGATGGTATTATTGATGTTACTAGGGTAAATATCGTGCAAAAGTCAGGGTTGAACTATGCAGACACTCCTGTTGATATCAACAGCCTCTATTCAGCTGATGGAAGTTATATTGATTGCCCCAAGAACGTTGTTTTTGAAATAAAATACACGGGCGCAGATATTAAAGGAACTATCAAATAATGGGAATCAAAAGATACACCGCTATTCATGATAATACTTTAACCAATGCTTTCCAGTCGGATTTGGAAATTCGTGGTACTGGCAGTAATATGGGCCTCGCCGATTCATTAGAAGTATTTTCAGTTTATGGCCAAGCATTTAGTTCTTCTTCTGAAATAAGTCGGGTCATTACTAAATTTCCTGTTCTTACGGCAGATGCTACCACTACAATACAAGCAGATAGATCTTCAGGAGTTCTCCCTGCTAGTGGGAGTGTAGACTTTTATTTACGATGCTTTAACGTTAAACATACGGCTACTTTACCACGTAATTTTACTTTGGTTATTTCCCCTGTCTCTCAATCGTGGCAAGAGGGTCAAGGGGTGGATATGGAAGAATATTCTGACCTGACTTATGACGGCACAGGATCAAACTGGATAAATGCTTCTGCACACACTACATGGAAAAATAATTATGACACAGTATTAGAAGGTGGGAGTTATCTTAGTGCGTCTTGGAATGGATCCCCCGCCACTACTTATGATGAATTTAATTATAAACAAACCTTTGGAGAAACAGGAACAGGCAACGTCGATGTTAAAATAACAGGTCTGGTTGAGAAATGGCTTGCGGGAGATTATTCCAACTATGGAGTGGGAATCATGCTTACTCAAAGCCAAGAAACTGGCTCTCAATCTTATTATACTAAAAAGTTTTCTGCTCGCAGTAGTGAATATTTTTTCTCACGGCCACTAATCGAGGCCCGATGGAACTCCACCCGTAAAGACCAAAGGGGAAGTTTCTATGTCTCTAGTTCGAATTTGAGCGCAGACGATAATAAGAACACTCTTTTTCTTTACAATTATGTACGAGGGCAGGCTAAAAACTTGGCCAATGTAGAGACTGGTCCCATTTATGTTAATGTCTATACATCTTCCAGCCAGGGAGAGTTAATATCTGCTGCTCCTAATAATCCTGTAACTGGGGGCTATGTTGATGTTGGTATCTATAGTGCATCTTTTGCATTAGATACTAGTGCAAGTTTGGTTTTTGATCGCTGGTTCTCCGGGTCTTCAGGTTCTGCAATAACAACTGCTGGTGCGAAGATATATCACACTGGTTCCTTTAGGCCCAAGAATTTTAATTCTTCTAATATATACTCAACTCCGCGCTATGTTACAACAATTACAAATCTTCAGTCCGAATATTATAACCAGGACAGCGTTCGGTTTAGACTCTTTACTCGATTAAAAGATTGGAGCCCAACTATTTACACAGTAGCATCTAAGCAAATTGAAAATGATATTGTAGATGATGCTTATTTTAAAATTTCTAGGATGATTGATAAAAAGGATGTTATCACATATGGAACAGGTAGTTTAAATCATACACGTCTTTCATACGATGTTACCGGAAGTTATTTTGACTTGAACATGGAAATGCTTGAGATTGGCTATGCTTATGAGATAAAATTTGTTTATTATATAAATGGTGCTTACCAAGAACAACCAGAAGTTTTTAAATTTCGTGTAATAGAGTAAAACGATGTCTAATATTAAAGACCTTTTTAATGGGAAAAAATCTGAAAGAGTTCTAGAAAATGCGACCCAACGTTCCGTGGGCACCTCAGTAGAATCCGCCGATTATTTAAAAGAAAACGTTAAACAGAAACAACGGTTTATTCCTCATGTAGATTTTTCTTCGGCATCAAATTTTGCTATTTATGGGTCTGCCGAAAAATATTATGAAGATTCATACAATTATATCTTAAATGAATACCCTTATGACGGTTCATTCAAAGAAAAGGTAAACTGGAGTCTTTCCGGAACGTACCTAGATCGTTATATTTTTGAATCGGAATATCCCCGAACAACGGGTTATGTTAATATGGGTCAGTCCTACGGGTTTGATTCGCAAAAAACACTTGGATATGATGCATCTACTAAAGATGAATGGATCTATTTCAAGGGCAATAATACTAATTCTGCTCAAAATACTAATATCAACCCCAATCTTTCGGTCCAGTTCGACAACTTAAACGTTTATAATACTGCAAGTTCTGGGCTTTATAACGTTGAACTAGAGGGATCTGGTGGCACTTCTGTAGAATTTTGGTTAAGAAAACCATCGTTCAATTCCTCAAACGAGTCCCGCCGACAAGTTGTTGTAGATATCTGGAATAGTGGAACATTCGGCACGGCAGGCTATGGACGATTTCGAGTGGAAATCTCGGGAACAGATAGTAACGTAGTTAATCCTAATTTCCATATAGAACTCTTATCTGGTTCTGCTGGTTTCTCGTCGGGAGTTGCCTCTGGCCTTTCCCCTACAATAGTTCTAAGTGGCTCTACATTAACTGGCTCCTGGAATCACTTTGCCCTTACTTTCGCAAACACCGGCAGCCAAATGGTTGGCCGCCTCTATACCAATGGACTTTTGTCTTATACGCATGTGGCTGGCACAAGTATGGGAACTGTCACTGGTTCAATGTTGGGCCAGATTGGTTCTCTTGTTTCTACAGTCTCGGGATCCGGCGCTTTAAAACGAGGCTATGCCAAATTATCTGCATCGTTAGACGAATTTAGGTTTTGGAAAAGTCGTAAAACCGATAAAGAAATTAGTCAATACTGGTTTTCACAAGTCGGTGGTGGCACAAATACGGATATCACCCTAGCCACATCTGCTTCCACGAAATATTCTTATGAAAACCCAGTAGATTTAGGCGTTTATTATAAGTTTAACGAAGGGATTATTAATACTTCTAGTATCAATAGTCAAGACGCTCTAGTTCTTGATTATGCAGGCAGAGTAACAAATGGACGGTGGGAAGGATATTCATTAACTTCCAGAAACACCGGCTCCGCAATTATGTCTGCTTCTGCCGCTAGTTACGAATTTGAAGATCCCATCCTTTATTCTTCACACCCATTAGTATCAGCTTCTCTTGACGACAAGCGGAATCTTGGAAAGTTGTATGATGTAGAGAATAATTCGTCTATGTTTGGCAGTCTGCCTAGGTGGATTACCGATGATGACGAAAATAATTCAAACAGCGCATTAAAGAATTTGACACAAATTATGTCAAGTTATTTTGATACCTTATATCTGCAAACACAAGCTGTTTCTTCACTGAAAGATAAAACTTATATTAGCGGAACCAACAAGCCTTTCCCATTCTCCAACCGATTTATTGATAGTTCTGGTTTTCTGACTACTGAAATCTTTACCAAGGCGAGCGATTTAGAATATTTAGATGCTCGTAATGACAAGAAACTTTTTACAGAAAAAGTAGATGAATTAAAAAATCTTATTTATCAAAATGTTTATAATAACTTAATTCACGTTTACAAAACTAAAGGGACTATGAAGTCTTTCCGTAATTTGATTAGGTGTTTTGGGGTAGATAGCGAGTTAATCAATGTTCGTCTCTATGGAGATCAGGTCACTCACAAGCTTTTAGATAATTATGATAATGCAGTAGTAAGAAAGAAATATGCGAATTTCCATACGGAATACAATATGGATGCTGTGGTATATCAACAGACTGCAAGCTCAAATTCATATAGTCGCGGATACATCAGTTCGAGCGCCGAAGTTCAACATCGCGGTAACACTTACGAACTAGAAACCTTTTTCCCTCCGGACTACAAACAAGGAACTGGATATTATTTTAATTCGCAGTTTACCACTGCATCTCTTTTTGGTTGCCATACTTCTGGTGCCGCAGGCTCGACTGCATGGGGAGCCCCAGATTATGGCCAATTTCAGGTTCAGACAGTCCGTCCTGATATACGTCGATCAGCGGCATACTTTCAACTAACTTGCAGTAATGACGGTCTTGGACCATTCCCACAATTAACCAGCTCAGTTTTTCAGGATGTTTATGAGGGCAGTCGATGGAATCTAGCAGTCCGAGTTAAACCCAAGAAGTATCCATTTGCAGCTGGAGTTACTGGTAGTTCAGTCGGCCAATATGATTTAGAATTTTCAGGGTACAATTATATATTAGATATTTTAAACAACAGCTTTTTGGTCACAGCTTCCGTTAGTGCTACCAACGCTCAAAGATTTCTTAAGTCAAATAAAAGGTTTTTTGTCGGTGCCCACCGCACCAATACAACAGGGACTATACTACAGAAAAGCAATGTAAAGTCCACATCGCTCAGAGTTTGGATGGATTATTTGCCAAGCGGCACTCTTGTTGCTCATGCAAAGGATACCACTAACTTTGGTACTCAAAACCCCTATCGTGATGCTTACTTGAACGAAGAAAGCGCAGTATTAGGAAGTAAAAATGTCAAAGCAATTCCCCAATTAGAAACACTCGTCATGAATTGGGACTTCGCCACAGTTACAGGTTCCGATGCGGCAGGCAATTTCACAGTTCAAGATGTCTCAATTGCGTCATCAGGCTCTAATGACTATTCCTCACGTTGGGGTTGGTTAGGTCCAATTGGTCAATACCAGCACACAGGTAAGGGCTATGGGTTTTTAACTAACTCTACTTCATCCATTGATCGGAGGTATGTAAATACTCTAATACAACAACCACCAGAAGTCGTTAATAGTTCAGATATGATTTCTCTCATTGATGCTGACAGAAACAGGGTGTTTAGTAAAGATTCACGTCCCGAACAATACTTTTTTGCTTTTGAGAAAAGCATGTATAACATTATCTCAAAAGAAATAATAGATATATTTGGAACTATTGTAGATTTTAATAACTTAATTGGACAACCAGTCAATCGTTATCGTGCAGAATACAAAGACATGCAGAAATTGCGTCAACTTTATTTTGAGAGAGTCCAAAATAATGTAGATTTAGATAAATTTGTTGAGTATTTTAAATGGCTTGATTCTTCCTTGTCAGTAATGCTGCAACAATTAGTTCCTGGTTCAGCCCGATTCTCCGAAAACCTCCGCACAATGGTTGAAAGTCATGTGCTTGAGCGAAATAAATATCAATCTAAATTTCCAACTTTGGAAATGAAACAAAGCGATCCTGAAGCTGGAGTATTCGGGATTAATGAAATGCTTTATTCCGGCAAATATGGAACGGCACCAATCCCAACTACGGCTACAGGCTCCAACTGTGAGTGGTGGCTGGAACGCGCAAATCGAAATAATACCAATATTACTTCGGGTGACGCATCAGTTAATGCCCAAAGAAACATAGTTCGCCTAGCCAATGATTTTCGAAGCGGCTCGGGACCAACTTTAGCAGTTTCACGTAATTCAACTGCTACTACTACCACCTATGAAGGTCAAGCATATGCGATTCGAAATTTTACAAAAATTTATCGACTAGACGTTGATGAACAGCCTGTAATCCATGGAGGCTCTAATTTTGCTAAAAATAAAACGGTAGAATATACTCATGAAGCTCTTAAATTTGGCTCATCGGAATATTTGGTAATTAGTGCGTCTAGTATTCCTTCTGATAAAGGGTGTGATGATGTTATTATTCCTAATTCTAAGCTTAAATTAGAGGCTAAAGTTATTAACACTGGAGATCCTTTTGGCTATACAAGCGGCAAGAGCGATATATTTGCTCCCTTTAGTTTGTATAGTTCCTCAGTTACAACTGGCTATGTTGCTGATGTTGCAACAAATTTTAGATCTAAAACAGAAATTAACAACTATCACGATGACATTTATGGAGATGATAAAGGAATCCCGGCACAGGGTCCATTTACCGAAAGGCATGTTGGTGGTCGTCAACATCGTCATTTAAATATTAATACTTCATCTGCAACCACAACCCTTACTAGACCAGAAGCTTGGAATTTAGAATTTAATTCATTTATAGATGCCAAGAGTATTGTTTTTGAAACTGGCTCATCACCCAATACGGCTGATAGATTAAGAATAACCTCGGATGATGGATTAAATAGTTTACCATTTGGGTCAGGTTCATTTAGTATGGGGGTTTGGTTTAAAAGTCCTTCTTTAGATCCTGTGGGGTATCAAAAAGTATTACTTGCACGGCGTTCAAATTTTGTGGCAGGTTATGATTTTGGGCTTGAGATGACCAACCCAGGCGGAACACTACAATTTGTTATGCGGCAAAATAGTGGAGTGTATGCGTATGCAACTTCGCTTGTTGATTATAATGATGATGCATGGCATTTTGCTGTGATAGGTTGGAATGGTACTGATGAAATATTTTTGGACATGGATGGTGGAGATGAACGCCGAACGACTACAGCAACTACTCGGTCGGGCTCGGCATATGGCGAAGTATTAACTATCGGCGCATACTCAAGCACAACGGCCAACCGAGGATGGAGTGGGAATCTTGACGAAGTTTCTTTTTGGGATAAAGGTTTAAGTGCAGCAGAATGTGTTGCACTATATAATAGCGGGTGCCCTACTGATTTACAGTGCTCTACGACTTCCACGCCTGGTCTAGTGTCTTGGTGGAGAATGGGGGATGATCCAAATGATAGTACAGATAGTTCTGATGCGGCGGCCAGAGTTTATGATGTAGTCGGAGGATATAATGCCACCCCAGTTGAATGTGAAGCTTCTGATATTGTAGAAAGTACACCAGTCGGATGCACAAGATCGATTTCGTGTTCAAATTTAGTTCTCTCGCCTCGTACTGCCCACCAACCACGAGCAACAATGATTCGTGACGCTTACGCAAAACGTCCATTAAACATCGCTAATCTCAAATGGGGAACATCATCAGCAGTTGCGGGCAATTATCGTTTTGGTTATCAAATTCTGCAAACTTCTGGACGTAGTTTAAACAATCGTTTCTTTATTGCGAATGGAGGATTCTCACCAACGTCTTCGGATACAGGAATCTTTAGTGGTGCAATTGATTATGCACTTCCCCGTTTTGACTTGACAGGCACCAATAAATCGATTTTTGTTGAAAGATTTAATGCTCCTGGTGGCCCTGAAGTTAGTTCACGCGGTTGTTTGGATGTTAATGCTGAAGAATTTTCAGTTTACAATGAATTAAATTATCGCAACTTAATGGTAAGAGAAGCCCTGGACAGTTGGTTGACAGAACATTGTGGCCAGTTTGGAATTAGCCCAACAGGTTCAGTCGGCGATGGAACAAACCCAAGCCAACATATGACCAATCCTATGTCGTATGAGGGTGTGGTGGCTGCATATCATAAGGTCAATCGAAATCCTCGCGAGACTTGTCTGGTTAAATCTGGATATGATCGGCAGGTTAACTGGTTAAAATTAAATGGCGAAATAACGTTTGATCGAACTACCGCTATCATTTCAAAGCCCGGTGGTGCTTCTACTGGCTGGAATGCGGGAGCTGTCGGCGGTGAAAAGATTCCAAGAAATGGTTATTTATCGTTTCAGGTAACTACAATTTCTGATGATCAGCTGATTGGTTTAAATTCTAACCCACCAGCCGGGGCATCATATGGTGATATGGATTATGCTCTTCACATTTCAGCTACTGGTCCGGGTAACGTATATGTTTACCAAAATGGCAATAATCCACACATTTCTGCCGGTTTCGCCGCAGTCGGAAATGTCTTTAGAATTTTGAGAGAAAACGAAACAGTTTACTACCAAAAAAGCACCGACAGCGGTAAGAATTTTATTACGTTTTATACCTCCCTAGTTAAATCTACAGCGGACTTATATCCAGATATTACTCTTTACGATGCAGGCGCAGGCGTAGCAAATGTTAAAATTTCCAATCCACAATATGACAATTGGTTTGTTCAACATAATATTCCACAAAGCTCACTTCAATATGCATGGATTAACAATTCTTATAATTCCAACCTGAAACAACCTCTGGGATACACTTATGGTTGTCATGATGCGGGAGGGGTTGTACCGTTTTCTGTTCCAAGTGGTACAACTTCGATGACTCAATCGACAGTTCAGTTTTTAACTCAAAGTTTATGGAAACCTTATACGACACCATTTTATGTTAATTTTGCACAGTATTCTTTTTTTAGTCCCGACCGGACGTTTGCAAACTATTACCGAACCCAATTAACGGAGTCAAACAACACTATATCCCCCGGAAGCCAGTTTTATACCGATGGAGTGATTGCCCCTACCATTAACGCATATTTTAATAATGTTAATGGTCCCTATGGTTATCCTTCTTGGAAGCAATTAAGAGCCGGTGAAACCCCAGTTCCAAGATTTCATAAGAGAAGCAATATTCTTTCTGTTGGATCAAACCCAGGAGTTATCACACTCCCTAATGGTTCGGGAACAAACAAACCTGCAACCTATTTTGATCCTCAACCAGACCCCAATAACATCACAAATTATACGGAACCACCAGTGACCTTTAAATTTCGTCCGCTTATTAGTGAACTAACGAATGTTCAATTACAGCATTCTTTTGGGAACAATTTGTGTCTATGGACTCAAAGAGGTCTGCCATTTAATAATCCCACTCAATCAATTGGCGAATATTTGGGCGGTTTAAATAATAAAACAGATGCACAGATATACAATAAGTTAATCGAATCAGACGATTATAATACTGATTTTCAAAGTTTAACATATGCGGAAGTTTCATATCCTCGCTCTGCTAATACTGGCCTCGGCTCCACTCGCTCGCGCACTCGATATGCTGAAACTGCCTCTGTTATTAATGTTTACAGTCCTTCTTTCCCACCCACCGCTTCATTGTCTATTGGACATAACGGAATTGATCGCGGCCCCAATGTTAGAAGAACCTTTTGGAAAAAATCTTATTATGAAAGAAATCGATATTTACCACAATTTGCCCCGGCTGCCGCTAGCCCTGGATATCCCAGCTTCCAAACCACAATAAGCAATTCTTGCGGAAATTACGATGGTATGGCTCGCAGTGTTTGGCCATTTGGTGCAGAACCTATCGTCTATAATCCTCCTTCGGTTAATGAAGCACATGAGGCAGTCACAGTTTCAAGTTTATCGGGCGCATCCTCGTTTGCTCTTAATAATGGTCTAGATACCGGAGAATTAAACTCTATCAACACTGCTCGTATCGGAGGAATGCTTGGTGGGCTATCGGGTTCTATCTACCCATCTTCGTGGCTGCACGAGTTATATATAAACCCATCTGCTTCTGCTTTTTATTATTGGTTGCCAAGTATTGGTGATGCTATTCTTTATAGTCAGGCACCAAACAACACTCTTTGGACTAAATGGGGTCCATGGAATGCTACGTCAGCTTTTTACATTCAGCAAATATTAAGTTCCGTTAACAAAGGAATGAAGTGGCGCACAAACATAGACGCTGGTAAAGATCCTTGGTATGATTCTTATGAAGCCTATGCTGAAAATATTAGAGGATTGTCTCAGACGCGCACAATATTGCCGGAATTTAAAATTTCAGATAATATGGAATATTATGTAAACACTGCGGGAAACGATTTCAGAGCACAAAATGATAAATTTTTATCACTTGACGGAGGTAATGTGACTTCCAGTGCCTTGACTCATACGAGCCCTGGCAACCTGCGCGGGTTTGATGAGAACTTTTTTAAAGAATACTCGTTTAGTGATTTTCAGAAATATTTTGGAACCTTCGCAGCAGATTATAAGCTCAACAAAATTGCCATTAATTGTACCGCCGTTAAAAAATTGTTGCCTTATAAGGGATTTTATCCAGCTGATAGAAGCACTCAATTAGTAAGTTTGTTTTCCGGCGCATTAGGGCCACATCTCGGAGGAGGGGCACTATCTGCATCGAATTCAGACCCAGAGCCAACCGCAAGGGTTCAGTCGGGCTCTGATCAATTGGCGATGCAATCATTGTTGCAACCCTTCTTTGCTCCCGGTATTCTGTATAATACTATTAAATCCGGAATAGCAGTTGATTGGGGAGTGTTTACTGGGAGCACCATCGCTGTGGAAGTAGATCTGTATCCGGGATTTGAATACAATGTTCGCAATCCCGACACAAGATTTCCATTTAAATCGCTGCTAGATCCGTTGCAATATGTGCCACACTATCAATCGGATGGCACTCATCGATTATTACACAATGCTCCAAGCTATTATGTTTCTCAACCGAATAGAGAACCAATGAGGTTCCCTTACGCTGAATTCTCACCATCACACCCAGAGGAATCGGTGACTGATTTATACTCTAGTGCGATGCACAATTATTTAGCTGAGATTCCAAACTTCTTTTTGAGAAATTCAGAACTCCAAGCTATTGAATCACGCCCAGCTGGTGATATACAAGTGGAAGCTGGAAAGATTTATGTAATGGATGCATACATAGAGAAGACCAACAATGCTCCCAATGATGAACTTATAATGGTGCAGGATTATTTTAATGGATACGTGTCTTCGAGCTTTCCGTTTTTTGCGAGTTCTTCCTATCCAACCCATACAAAGAACCCTCTCAACCCTAACACATTTGGTTCAGAATTTTTAGAAATTGGAACTGTGTGGGGGCCACGCGGTGCAGGAGTAACTGGATCCTATAACGGTAAATATTTTGGTCCTGGGTGGAATGCCAATCGAGGAACTTATGCCGCATCTTCTTCGGCATGGCAAGCCGGATATATTCCTTTGCGCGATGGAGATCCCTCATATGCACCAGTAACTCCTCCATATTTTTATGGAAAAGCAAAAGTTCGACTTATGTTTACTGCTTCTGCCGAAGACGCCCAAACTGCTGGTGGTGGTCTTGGATTTCGATGGGCTGAAGTAATGAATCGTATGACGATGAGTTTTAAGAGCGTTGATGATCCGCGTCGGGGTGCATGGACCAAATTTGATGAACCCAATCAGACAGATGAATATCGTTTCGGGTATAGTAACTTTTCTTACCACTCCATGATGGATGTAACAGCCTCTCTAAATATAAAAGGTATTTTATCACCAGATCCCTCCAACATGTCCTTGGATCGTTGGGTGATTTCACCTTACATGGAAACCCCAGTTTTAGACTTCTCCAGCTCTCAAGCCCCAGAATATGGCTATGGTCGCGGGATGTGGAGTGGTTATGGGGAAGTTCCACAAAATCATAAAGGTATTTTCTTTGGAGTAGAACGTACCCCAAATTTATTTATTGGCACGTATTCCAGTTCACTCCCTGCTGGTAATGGCCTCGTCATACCTAATCAAGAAAGATTTGGGGATATGACCGAGTGGTTCCGTGGCGCATCTCGGAGCAGGCAAATTGTGGGAGCGACTAATGCGGAAGAAGCTCTTTCCTACTCACTCCAGCGCAAAGTTGGTCAATTGGCCGACAGCAAGATGATTTCGGAAGCTATCGTGGCAATTCCATTCAGCACCCGCCGCGTATATGCAAATTCAGGAATGTCTAAAACAGTTCATAGGCCAATTATGGGCAAATATTTCTTTTCGCTTGGAGGAAGCGGTAAATCGGCATCCCGCGATCTTTTCAATAATATGAAAACCAACAAATTAAATACTGGTTTTTCGATTCCTGGTCCTGGCCCACAACAAGTATCTGAATTAGAAACTTGGGGTGTCGATGCCCCAGTAAGGGATACTTCTGTCTCCATGTTGGCCTTAAATATGGAAAAATATATTTTACCCCCTGAGTTAGATTTTAACAAGTATAGTGACATCGAGCCATTTGTGATGTATATGATAGAATTCGAACACGAATTAGATCGCGATGATCTCAAGGACATTTGGCAAGGAGTAATGCCAAAAATTGCTATGACTCCCGAACTAGACTCTCAGGGTATTTCACATGAAATGAAGAATTATGAATTTTTTGGTGGCAGACCACTTCCTGCACAAAATGAAATTCGGTGGATGGTATTTAAAATTAAAAAACGAGCCGCCATTAATTATTGGGCCGCCACCAAAGACGGAACAGACGACTCTCAGTTTATTAGAACACCAGCGGGTTTGGCTTCTGTATTAAACCCACGATCCAATAGTTTTGTAAATCCACTTGGATATGATTACAGCTACAATTGGCCATATGATAACTTTTCACTTGTGGAATTAGCTCAAGTAGAAGTAGGAAATAATTTTGGAAGAAAACCACCACCCCCACCAGGACCAACCACGACAGTTACCCCTGCTCACCCACTTGCAACAGAGGCGGCAGCTGGTAATGTATCCGCAGCACCACCACTACCACCAGTGACAACAGCTGTCCCCGGCGCACCAGGAGGTTCTTTCACTGCCGCGAATGCTGCTCAAAGAGCTGCTAACAGAGCCGCTGCTTCTAGTCAATTACAAGGAGCATCACCTGCTGGACGAACGACCAGCACCTCACGAACCACAGCTCCTGCAAATCGGAGCCCGACCGGAGGAGGATTTAGCACAGAATGAAATTTTTTAACAAACAAGAACAGGTCATCGATATACAGCTAACACAGTATGGCAAATACTTGCTTTCCAATGGCAAATTTAAGCCAGTTTATTACGCTTTTTTCGACGATGGTATCTTATATGACCCCAAGTATGGTTTCGGTCCCCAAGATCAAAAAGATATACAAAATCGCATAAAATCTGACACCCCTCAATTAGAGGGACAATATAACTTCCGAGGCGTTGAGTCACAGGTTCGAAAAGCCAATACTTTAATTCAATCCGATGCCGAGTGGCAAAAGAAGTATTTTGAAGATCTTTCAATCCGCCCACCCGACACAACTTCAGATACTCAATATGCCCTTCAAAATATGATCGGATCATCTGACTTAAATTCTGAATATGTCCCAGCGTGGAACATTCAATTTTTAATTGGGCAAGTGAGTAGTTCAAAGAACACTACTTCTTGGACAAAAGAGCAGTCGGGAAGTGCGATTAACACTCCGCAAATAACAACAATGGATGTAGTATATAAGACAGCCATTAAACAATTAACAGATGCCAGTGAAATTGCTGAAAGTGCTGATTCCGACATTTATGGTAATGAATATATTGATGTTTTTACGGACGACGATGGTGGAATACTTTTGGACATTAGTGAGGCGAACATAAATTTTGAAAAAGAAGGTTATGAAATTGAAGTTTATGAAGTTAGTGAAGAAAGTGTTTGCCAGGGTCGAGGAGGGATAAGGGAAATTTTAAACCCTCTTTATTTTATAAAATACCCGGATCAAATTAAAGACGGCATTTTGTTAGATAATTTATCGCCCATAGATGAATTAAATATTCCTGGTCTTTCTGATTATGAATTGGACTCACGCTATGTGGAATATTTTTTAGAAATTGATGTGGATAACGAAATTGATAAAGAAATTCTTTGTGATAAAGCGCCCGTAAAATCCTTGGGGATTTATTCCACCAGATTTTTGGATTGCCAAGATACAGACAAACAGAAAGAAATTGAAGCTCGTAATATTTATAGTACAGACATTACGGAAGAAGATCTTAAGGACTGTTAATGACAAGCTATGCTATAAACCCATCTCAAACCGTTGGCGAATTCCTGCCAACTGTTTATATTAGTAAAATTACTTTACGCAGTGATGCCGGATATACAAAGAACGAGATAAATCCCCATATCGATTATCCCGGTGAAGGCAATATAACGAGGGGAGATGGCAGTCTTCAGGTTGAAGTTGCTTTAACTCTTAAAGACGTTTTAGGTGCTGGTGGAACATCACAATGGTTTGCGGCAGGCGCACTCCCAAATGGGAGAAGTTTAAAAGATTATATAAAAGTTAATGTGGTGCAGGCTTATACAGGTGACTCAGTTCGTTTGTGGTCACACAAAATGGGTTCAAACGATCTAACTTATGATCCCTCTGGTGAATTATCACCCGGCGCAGGCACCTCTTTTATCTCTCTGTCGCTTGAGGAGTTCGGTGATGAAAAAGATTTAGAGCGTTATATTACTGAGTTTGACAAAAACGGCAATTCTATTAAAAATATAAGCCACAGCATTTTATCTTCGGACCCCCGCTGGAAGCCAGGTTCCGCAGGACAATCGACGGATTTACCGAGTGACCCTGTAGATCTTGCATATTTTGTATGGACCAGTCTTAATTTGGATCTTCTAGCCGAGGACTTTCAATTTAATAATGATAATGTTCTTCGCCCCACTTCGGGAACATGGGGTTCACCACTTGCAAGTAAAATTAATTCTGATGTGGTTTATCGTAACCAGAAAATGGTGACAGAGGGGTATGTATTTTTTGAAGCCACCCGTACCCCTGGAGGATTGGTTAAAACTGATACATTATGGACTGGAGCAGTTCATTATCATAACGGAACCTCTGGTGATTATGAAGGATTTATGGGAGGAAAAACTCACGATCCAAATACCAATCAACCTTATTTGTTGAGAGTCACAGTACCTAATCAAAAAATAGAAGATTTCCGTGTCGTTGCTCGTCTTGATAAACTAGAATTAAATTTCTCGGTTTTGCAAAACGAGATTTACCAAGCTCTTACCAAAAGCCGCCGAACAATTATGGATGATAAGATGAGATTTTCTTATTTTACAGACATCAACCTCTCTCGGGATCAAAACAACAATTGTCGTTTTATGTTTGGGCTAGATTTAAGAAAAATAGTTCGTGAAAACACTCCCTACTCTAATTTATTTGCGGTGCCTGCACAAGACAATCCAGCATGGTTTCAAGAGGTGATGCGAAAAGTTCGGATTCTTTCCCTGAAAGTTTACCGTAAAAGAATACAGGGTAGTTCCGAAACCGGCACCACTCCCTATTATTTTTCCAACAATCACCTGTTTGAACCTACTCGCCAATTAAGGAAATTTGATAATGCTCTCGCCCGCAATATGCGAGACATCGGAACTCCTGATGAGCCTAAATATCTCTCTTATGATTCTGCTGATGAATTGATTATCGATGCAGGAGAGGATCAAAATCTTCAATTTATTGGAGACGGAGCTGCATCAGCAGACGGTTTGTCCACTATGACACGGTTACAAAATATCTACAATAATAACGCAGTCGGCATCCATTATTACACCGCCACCGATGGAGGTATGTCGTCAAAGTCAGATGGTTATTATCAATACCGGGTTGAACTAAAAATAGAAGATGGTGTGGTTGAATTTTTAATTGAAAAGAGAGCCGAACTTTTATTGCAGCTAGAAAAGTTAAAAGAATATTATAATGCTGGCACAAAATCCAGCGCACGATTCGGATCAGGAGCAATACAAGAAGCGACATTTGATCCCACAACTAACCGCTTTACTCAAGTTTTCCAAAATTCTGCGGCAGGTAACTCATGGCCATCAGAAGCAGCTTTTAAATATGTAGAAATACTAAAGATTTTTACTCACCTAACAAGATCGGAAAGGGCAACAATTATGATTGCTTTAAAGAACTATATGCGACCTTCTTCCGGTAATCCTCAAGGTTGCTTGGCTGTAATTAATTTATACGATAATCTTATCACATTTATTAATAGTGCTATAGGGGTCCAAAAAGAGCGTTCGGTATCAATCCCCAAAGATGCCGAGGCCAAGAATGCAACAGGCAATTCTCCCAATACATTTGAAACAGACGTTGGAACATCTGGTAAGCCCTCATCAAATAATTTTGTGATTGAACATACTTTTTCGGATTATTATGATGCGAATTTGTCCCTAAATACGGGATATGATTTTCTTGGAGCAGCGTATAATAATATCCCTAGAATACAAGCATCACCAGGCTTACGAATCATATCTGATGAACAATGGCAAGCATCTATTGTTCCAAAAGAGTTGACAAAACTTTTTAATAGTCCAACAAGTCGTATTGATATACCCTCCTTCCTTGCCACTGGACCCGCGTTTGATAATACATTACAACTAACAGATTTTTCTTATTTAACACCAGCAGTGGTTTATAGTGGGCAGGGAGTCAGTCTTCCTTTGATTGGGCAAAATACAGAGGCTTCTCCAAATATTAATAATCAAAATTTTATAAATACAGCTACCACCAATCTTACATTTCTGTCTAATCATATAATGAACACTAACACGCTTCAGGAAAAGGTGGCGGATTTTCTTTCATATAATTATAATTTAACTGCCACCCCTGTTCCCAACCCAACAACGACAATCCACCCACCAGGATCTGTGGACAGTAATGGCCCTTCAGCCACACCCCTACAAGAATACGTTTTAAGCATTAATGGTCAAACATCACAAAATCAAGCAGCTTTTGGCGTATTCTGGAACTTGATTTCAAATGGTGTTGTAAGCGAAGGCTCTCGCGGCGGCGCAGGGCTGCCCGAAGGTTCAAATCAAAAAGCAATGGAATATTACAATCCCCAATCCCCAGAAGGTTTTTATGGCGCTTTAGACGCTTCAGTCTCACCACAAGTAACTGATAGGACTGCTCTGATGAAGGAAAAACTTGATAGATTACCTAACCCAGTCAAAGCTCTGATTCGTTTTAGTTATGAAAACTATTCATTAACACAGGGGACAACTTTTGGCGAGGGCGCTCTTAAGACAGAAATCGACACTTTTTTACAAAGCGAACCTTTTATAAGCCCCACTTTAAGTTCAAAGGCTAGGATTTTGTTTGAAACGATTGGTCAAATTCAATATTTAGATGGTTATGGAGAAACCGAATATTCTCTAAGCGGCGAGGATATTACAGAAACTTCTCTTGCGATGCCTATTTGGAAAACTCTTGACCGATTGGCGTATAATAGAATTGGTAGCGGCGGATCTCGTAAAGCCCTTTTATGCCGTATAATTCCCTGGACCAATGGCATTTTTAAAATTAATCGACCCCCATCTAATGATTTGCCAACTTATGAAAAGTTCTTTGTATTAAATGCGGGAAGCGCACCACTGGCCGAATCACATACCGGTTTGGAACCTTCCGAGCAAATCACCCCTCCTTCCCCCCCTGATAACAGTGAGGAAACTTCTACATATTTTCCCACTTATTCAGTGAACACCAATTGGATGGCCGAAGATATAACTGGTGGTGGTTTGACTACAGCACCACCAGAATCCCAACCACCACCAGTGACCACTGCGGTTCCCGGCGCTACGGGTGGAGCCTTTACTGCGGCCAATGCTGCTCAAATGCAACAAAATATACAGAATACAGTGGCTGCTGCAAATGCCGCTGGTGATAATTCAAGCGGCGCACCAACCGCGCCAACGCTTCCGGGAGCAGCTGGCAGCACATTTGCTCCAGCTAGCGGACAACAATCATCTGGTCAACAATCAAACGCACCTGCACCCAATCCATTATCAGGATTAGGAACAGGAGGAGGAGGAAGTTATGGCACTTGAAGATCCAAAAAATCCACCACCAAAAATAGTATCTCTCTATAATGCGACTTCATTCGGAAGTAACGCTCCCACGAATACTCCAATTTTTGAATATGACGCTTTAGGGCCGATTGATTTTTTGCGTTATCGCATGAATCGAATTTGGAACAAATCAAGCAGGTATAGTGCTCGCTATAACGAAGGTGACAAGCCTTTGAGGATAGTTCGCTTTGGTCGCGGGTCAAATCCAGCTTATTTAAATAATGGAATCATCGAGCGTTATCCTTCTGGCTTCGGTTTTAAGAATCAAGAAAAGGTTACTATCACCTACAATCTTCCAGACATTGATGCTTGTGGTACAGATCCGGAACCAGGAATTACAGATGATAAAAATAAGTGGTTAAAAATTTTAGAAAACGGTCAAGGTCTTACCACTTATGGTGATGTACCTCTTAACTATGGAATTGTTTCAACCTTTGCAGATGGAAAACTTCGCAACGGACCCACACCGATTTCATTTTATGATGAAGTATTTAAATATGATGCACCCCTAGAAGCCAGTGAGGTCGCAGAAGGACTTTACGGGTCGCTGTCAGTAACCCAAGCATCAGTAATTCCAAATTATAACTTTTATATACAGACTTATGAATCAATCTTGACACAAGAAGACCCAACCAAGGAGCCACAAGAGAGTATGCTCCCGAGTCTTTATTCATTCTTGAGCGTAATGGAGAATGAAAACAATAAAAGAGAAAGAGCGCCCGATGGTAGTTCCGATTATGCCGCAGGAACAATCGATACAGTTTTTGAAAAACATATCACTTTAAAAGAGCAAATTAAAGAAACCCGCGTAGCTACCCAAGTGTTGTATACTAACGGCCCACGCGCCTTAACCACAGAGGCTGATGTAAGTAAGGGGGATTATTTTGATAAATATGCTTATGCTTTTTCCGAGGCAGTAAGAGATAATGCGGTCGCCCCATGGGATGCGGGGTCAAATCCTCTTTCGGATAGATTTAAGCATCAGATTGTTCCTTCTTCGAACAGTCAAATGTTTGCAGAATTTAGTGATGTACGCAAACGCTTTCCAATGGTTAATGACATGCAATTTTCTACTTCCCCAAATTCAGCAAAAGAGGTTGTACGATTGTTTGAAGAAACAGAGATGACAGCGATGTTTATCAGGGGACTTGTGGACGGAACCTGGGGTGAGCAAACCACCATGGGATACAACCTTATATCTTCGGGAGGACTTCCTTTCATACCTGATCCAACCACTTATACCGAGACTGCTTTCAAACCTTACATAGCAGAAGCCGCCCAATTAGTCCCTTCCAGCTCTTTACAATGTTGGGACTTGTTGGGTCCAAATGGATGGCTTACTCAGCTGGGGAATATTGATCAATATTATGGGCAAACAGAAAAGGGTGTGTTCTTGGGCAAGTATGATCAAGAAATCGAAGAAGCGCAACATAATTTATCGTCACGTATGATTCGCAATCTAATGTTAACTGCATTTAAAGCACGATTAAAAAACTTGATACAAACTAAAACTCGCACATGGATAGAGATAGTTGGAGATCAAAGAATAGGTCATGAATTAGATCCTCAGACATCCCACCATGAAACGATATTTTATGTAGTTGAAAAATGGTCAGCTGATGAAACGGGAAACCTTGTAGGAACGGAGCCTTTGCAAAATTTTTATTTTCCCAATTCAACCTCTTTTAGAGACTATAAGTTTAGCGATACTCAAATAAAATATGATAAAAGGTATATTTATAGGATTTATTCTATGGAGATGGTCTTTGGCACAAAATATTCTTACACACTCAATAGGGCACCAACGGCGAACTCTAGAGATTATTGGGACAAAATAATCTATGATAATGAGGCTCAGATTTGTGTCTTTACAGAACCAAGCCTAAAGATGGTTAAGATTCCTTATTATCAGAAGGAAGTTTTGATGATGGACGATCCACCAGTATTTCCGGATATTGAAGTTGTTACGTATCAGAATGTTCGTGACCAAATAGTTTTTTGGATGACTGGAAACTCTGGTGATTATAAATTAAACCCAATCGCAATCCAACCTGATGATGCCCGCGCAATCAGGCAATTACGCACTTCCCAAGAAGTCGGTCCACTAGAGCCCATTAGGTTCAAAAGTGATGATCATGCTAGATTTTTTGAAGTGTTCAGGACCGATCAAAAACCTTCAAACTATTCTGACTTTATTGGAAAAAAGATTGCTCATGTAGACACCAAAATGAATTTGAACAACGAGTGTCAATTTTCTACGAGTGGCGAATGGGCGGATAAAACAATTTCTCCAAATATAAAATATTACTATATTTTTAGAACTATTGATAATCATGGACATTTTTCCAACCCTTCTCCAGTTTATGAACTAGAGATGGTTTATGATGGATACGCTCCTTATTTATTAAGGAATGTCTACCCCTTGGATGGTTCCCAGAGCCCACCACAAACACCATCAAAGAAATTTACCAAATATCTTCATATCAAACCTGCTCTAACTCAACGAGTAGTTGATGAAGTTGCATCTGGCTTGGTTAATTCGGATGGAACAAAGACAGTGGACACTGCTGGTTGTTTAACTAATATGGGACCAGATGGTAACTGGATTCAATTGGGCACCGCTGATCAAACCTTGTGGGACAAGCTAATTAAAATTCGAGTAAGATCTACGAAAACGGGTAAAAAGATAGATTTTAATATAAAATTTAAGAAAAAGCATACGAAAATAGAAAATTCAGGTAATAATAATTTATGTTAGAACTAAAAAAACAAACTATTTATATGAGGATAGGAGACAAATATGGCATTTTTAGACAATAGTGGCGACATTATTTTAGACGCGGTACTCACAGATACAGGCCGCTATCGGTTAGCACAAGGAAATGGGTCTTTTAAGATCACAAAATTTGCATTAGGGGATGACGAAATTAATTACGGTTCCTATAACAAAAACAATGCGAGTGGCAGTGCTTATTATGATTTAGAGATTTTACAAACACCAATCCTTGAGGCGTTTACCAATAATACTTCCACGATGAAATCTAAACTGTTGTCGATTCCACGAACAAATTTGCTGTATTTGCCAGTTTTAATACAAAATACGGTGTGGCCGAATTTTCGTTCATACGGAACCACTGACCTACATCTTGTATGTGTTGATGAAGGTACAGTGGGATTCAAAGATAACGCAGGGCTTATAAACGGCACCAATGGAACGATGACCAGTAATTCACCAGACGGTTTCATGAATGGTTATCAACCAGCTCAAACGGATCGTTCAATAAACATAAACCAAGGTTTAAATACTAGTGAGATTCCGGCTGCCTCATCTTTAGATGCAGACCTAGTAGAAACTCAATATATTGTTGAAATAGACAATAGGTTGGGAACGATTGTCGGCGGTGCAAGCACGAATGGCACACCAGCACAGATTTCTTTTGTTGATGATGATAATATTGCAAGCTATTATTTTTCACTTGGGTCCGACCAAGGTACATTCTTGGCACCAATCAATGACCCAGCCCATACCAATTTGTTAGGTCCAGCCGGGACAAGCCTTTTTTTCAAAATAGGAGCATCTACTGAGCTTCAAACAAGCACCTATTTATTTGAACAACTGGGCTCAACTACCACAATAACCGGGGTGCCCGCGACATCAATGAATGTAAGGTACATCGATAGTAATATTAAAGTTACAGGAGCAACCACAGGTTACAGTATAACTGTTCCGCTTAGGTTCGTGAAAAAAATACCATAAGGATTAAACAATGGCAACAACTTTTAAAACTTTTCTAAACAACGACATAACATCGACAAAGACGTTATTGCACGAGGCAATTCCACTTACTGGTACGATTGCTTCCGGTACTTATGGATTATATGGAACTTTAGGTTCCGAACCAAATATTAAGAATTATGCTCATGGCATGTTTCAAAGTGTTTATGATTATCCTTATCTTAGTTCTTCGGCAAACCACATTTACGATTTAACTGTGGGGTATTCTACGGGGTCAGTTCTTTCTGGAACTTCCAATAGGACGATGCAGCCTAAAAAGATTAACATTTATAATCAAATGGCTCAAATGCTTGTCGGCTACGATAGCAATGGTTCAATTAGAAATTTCGATGAAGATGGAAATCTCGCAGATGGAGGGGCAAAAGTAAAAGACTGTATTTTTATCAGCTTCGCTCGCTTGCTCGCCAAAGATGAAATCAAAAAAGGTTCTTTCACACTCAAGTTGGGCACCGGCTCGTATGCCTCCCCCTTTTCTAGTTCACCCGCCAGTGGAGATAGCATCTTAACTATTTCAGATTCTGGTAAAGAAAATGATTATCGCGTGAATTCTCCTGCTGGTGAGTATGCCATTCTATCTGCGACGGCGGGATATAATACGGCAAACATCGCCGCAGCACCTGCGTGTGGTTTGATATTTTATCAAGCAGGCATTGTTGTTTTAAGTTCTTCAATATTTCAAAGTGGTAGCGATAATAAACCGGGTGGTATTTTAAATACCAAATACGAGGGTATACCTTTTGTGTCAAATGGCATGAACATTTCTTCCTCTTTATCTGGTGCGGCCATTAGTTCTTCCTGCAATGATTTACGCCATAGAATTTATGACATATCATTTAACAATACAACAGAATTAAATTCAACAATTCATTTCTGTCGAATTAATCACAATGATTTTAATTATAGCTCAAACCCTACTTATCTCAGTTCAAGCAAAATTGTGGTAAAGAATAATACACTTGACGCGCCAATTTCATACATTACAACAGTTGGACTTTATTCGTCGGATAATGAACTTTTAGCTGTAGCGAAACTATCTGAAGCGTTGAAGAAAGATCCTACGAACGAAATGACAATCCGTGTAAGGCTTGATTATTAAATCTAAACTAATTACAGGTAGTCATGCCTTTTTACAAGTTTGATCAAAACGATGTTTTTTACAACAGGATAAAAGCTCATCCTCAAATAAATCTTATTATCTATGATCAAGAGATCTATTATAATAACACACCTCGCCAAACTGGTAGTTTTGTAAACAATGCTGGTATGACTCCAACAGGATATGTCAATCTCTATGAGTTGAACATTGATCGCGAGAGTGGAAATTTAATTTACCCTTTTGTTGTTAAAGATGGAAGCCTGGATTCATTTAGGACCATCACCACAACCAAGTTTAATAGTGATTTTTTGTATGGCGACCAGATAACAGGAAGTTATCCTCTATCTGCTAGTATCTCATCAGATCGTTATGCCCTCAATTCCACTCGACCTCGTATCTCTGCATTAAGAACTGCCCTTAAAGATTATGAAATTTTAAGCCCAGCTTATGCGTACAATTCAAGTCTTGGAAATAAGGCGACACAAGAAATGCGACTTGTAAGTATCCCCTCTATTTTTTATGGGTCGTCTATCCAGAAAGGAACAGTATCTTGCAAATTTTATGTCTCAGGAACTCTTATAGGAGAACTAAGAGATTCAATGCAAAATGGTGAGCTGCGTCAGGTTTCTTCAATCACTGTTGGAGCCACAACGACTGCAAGCGGAACTGTGGCTGGTGTTGTTTTATATGACGAAGGGTTTTTAATTTTAACGGGAAGCTGGCCATTGTCTCCCCACACCGAAGATTATTATGGCGGTGGGCCAGCAACGCCGCGATGGATGGATTTCTCCACGACTGGCTCTGGAATTCCTTCATCAAGTTTTGCTCTCAATTTTAGCGGGACGAACTATGTTCCCACTTTGACCATGCTTGCTCAAGCCCCAGTAGGCACTATTAATTTATCCAACAACCCGACAAGTATCCAACAGAATTTCGTCGTGGCTCCAACTGCATCAAGCGGCTCCACTACATATATGGAGTACAATAAAAACCCTATTAAAAATATAGTCTCTAGCTCTTGGAGTGAACCAGCTCCAGCTTTTAAGCGAGTGGTTTATATAAATTATGTAGGTCTTTATGATGAACATCGCAATTTAATTGGTATTGCAAAAATGGCAAACCCAGTTAGAAAGCGCGACCAAGACGATTTTACATTTAAATTAAAGCTAGATTTTTGATATAATAAGGTTCTATTTATAAGTGATGAAAAAGGAATTTAAAAAGTGGCGTAACTTCTTGACGGAAAAGGAAGAAAAAATTTCTCAAGACCGTTATGAAGGAAATCTTTATTTGGCGATTGAACAATCTAAGCCGATTGATCGTACCGAAGTCATGAATCAGATCCGTGCAATTCCAGAAGTCACAACCGTTTACCGAGAACGAGAAATCTCCACTTCAGAAACCAAATTTGTGGGTGAATATATTATTCGTTTTATTTTATCTCCCGGAACAGATACTGCTCATTATTATAACAGGGAATTAAAACCTCGCCTCAACAGAATCAAAGGCTTAAAAGTTCAACATGATTTTGGCTTTGAAAAAATAAGTGATACATGATCCTCGGACTTGATATTTCTACTTCTATAACTGGCTATGCTATCATTAATTTAGAGGGAAAGCTACAACAAATCGGAAGCTGGGACATGCGTAATAAAAACCATTTCCCAGACATGTTCTCAAAATCATTATTTATTAAGAAAAAGCTTAAAGAAATTGATTATCCAATTGATCACATTGTCATCGAGCCAGCTCTCAATATGTTTATGATGGGTAAATCATCTTCTCACACAATCTCAACATTAATTAAGTTTAATGGTATTACCTCTTGGATGTGTTTTGAGGAATTTGGAATTCAACCACAATTTATCCCAGCAATTTCAGCTAGAAAGAAGTGTGGGATTACCATTAAACGAGGGACGAAAGCCAAAGAACAGGTTTTTAAATTTATGATTGACAACGAGCCCGATTTCGGATATACTGTTGAATATACAAAGCATGGAAATCCAAAACCACAATATTATGATCGTGCAGACGCACTTGTTATGGCCAGGGCAGGCTTAGTATGTCTGACCGAAAACTCAAAATAATTAAGGAATTCCTCGGATCCTTTTTTAAGTCAAAAGATGAGTTTCTTTTTCACTGCCCAAAGTGTAAACATCATAAACGAAAACTTTCTTTAAATTTCGATAAGAATGTTTTTAAATGTTGGATTTGCGATTATGTGGGCAAAGATATTGGTCGCCTTGTTTATTCTTATGGAAATCGAGATTCTAAAAGTCAGTGGAGAACCCTAACTGGTGTTGTTGATTTTTCTGAGGTTGACGAAGCAGAAGAAGAAAACATTGTTGTTAAGTTACCAGAAGAATTTATTAGTTTAACTTCCAAAAAAGTAAGCCCACTATCAATTACGGTTCGCCAATATCTCAAGAGTCGTGGATTGACCAGAGATGATCTGGTTTGGTGGAAAATAGGATATTGCCCAGATGGAGAATATGATAAAAGAATTATTATTCCATCCTTTAATTTGGAAGGGGAATTAAATTATTTTATTGCTCGCTCATATACACCAGGCTCATGGCAACGATACAAGAATCCACCAGCGGAAAGAGACTTTATCTTTAATGAATTATATTTGGATTGGGATAAAGACATCACAATTGTTGAAGGTGTCTTCGATGCAATTGTGGCAGGCAACGCCATTCCACTGCTTGGCTCTACACTACGCGAAAATAGCTATATTTTTCAAAAGATTATAGCTAACTGCGATAAGGTGTATATTGCCCTTGATAATGATGCTAAAGAAAAAGAGTTTAAAATAAGCGATCTATTTAGGTTATATGGCGTGGATGTTTACCGGATTAATACTTCGGGGTTTGGAGACGTTGGAGAAATGGATAAGGAAACATTCCAAACTCGCAAGAAAACTGCCTCTTTTCTTTCTTTAGATAACTATTTATTGGAGAAACTTTCGTTTTAAGGGGAAATAATGAACTTTTTTCATAAATTAATTAATATTTTTAACAAAAAACATTGCTGCTGCTGTTGTGGCTGTTGCGAATGTGATAAGGGGTGTTGCACACAATGAAACTTACAAAATCAAAACTTCAGAAAATTATTCAAGAGGAGCTGGCAGAAATTACTGAACCGTCTTATAGGTTTGCTCCAAAGGCAGATCCTGAATTTGGAAACAGACCTGATGATCTAGAAAAAGATCTCGCAGCCTCGCGATCAGGGCGAGAGAGCGATCAAGCCTTGATCGATGATCTGTATCGAGAAATTGAGGAAATTGCTCAAAAGCACGGCGGTGAAGTTGAGCTTGACCTCATGGATATTATTCAGAGAGATCGTTAATAGGAATTATAAATGAAGCTTACCAAAGCAAAACTCCAACAAATCATTAAAGAGGAGCTTGAAAAGGTCATTTCCGAAGGTGGGGAGTTTCCTCATGATTTGTGGAAAGAATATGGGGCGCTAAAAAATAGGGCTCCTCTTTTTGCCCTTATGGATGAATTGGGCGAGAGGTTTGAAGACCTATTGCAACTTAAACAGGCTTATCAGCAAGCGTCCGATTCTGAAGGCGAAGTAGAAGATGAAGATGGTGTTATGCAGAGTGTCTCATATGTTGAAGGATCCAAAATAGTTTCTCAAGCGGAAAGTTTGTTGAATGACCTGGGAATTAAATTCGCCAGAAATATTGCGAATCGTTTATTAAAGGGTCACGGACACTATTATTTCCGCGACGATCCAAACGTAATGAAAGCACGCTATGAAGAATTGAAAAATGATTTTGAAGAAACAGAGGATAGCGATGCTCGTGATGCTCGTTATGGACGTACTAGTGTGAAAATTACTCACTTGCCTACTGGGACATCAACCAGAATACAAGACCGCGAAGGAAGCTTAGGTTCTTAATTTTTCTCTTGACTAATTCGGTCAATATGATATAATATACAATAGATGAAATTTGCTCATATTGCGGATACCCATATCCGCAACCTTAAATATCATAAAGAATATCAAACAATTTTTAATAAAATTTATGAAACTCTTAGGCAAGAGCAAGTAGATTATATTATTCATTGTGGCGATATTTGCCACACCAAAACTCAAATCTCTCCCGAATATGTGGAAATGGCTTCAAATTTTTTATCAAGTTTGGCCGACATCGCGCCAACATATATTATATTAGGAAATCATGATGGCAATTTAAGGAATGGAAACCGACAAGATTCGATCACTCCGATTGTCGATGCGTTAGCACACAAAAACTTACACCTTTTAAAAAAGTCTGGTGAAACAATTCTTAATGATAAGTTCGCCCTTAATGTTCTTTCAGTGTTCGATACTGATAATTGGACTAAACCATCGGATAAAACCAAGACAAGCATCGCCCTTTATCATGGATCAGTAACAGGGTGCATGACTGATATTGGCTGGAAAATGGAGCATGGCGAGCATGACATATCAATCTTCAAAGATTACGATTATGCTATGCTTGGTGATATTCATCTCGAAAATCAAATACTCGATAAGGCTGGCCACATACGCTATGCGGGTTCAACCATCCAACAAAACTTTGGTGAAGCCACATGTAAGGGTTTTTTACTTTGGGATATTAAAGATAAAGAAAACTTTACTTGTAAGCCGATTTTATATACAAGCCCAAAACCATTTATATCAGTAGCATTAACCGCAGATGGAAAAGTTCCAGAAACAGAAATTCCAGAAGGTTGCCGCCTACGACTTGTGGTGGAAAATAGTATTTCTACAACAGCACTTAAAAAAGCAGTTGATGTCGCGAAGAAGATTTACAAGCCCGAATCAGTTTCTATAATAAATCGAGCAAATTCTTCAAATGGAATTGATGTAGCCGACGATTTTAAGCGTGATGATCTTCGTGATGTCATTGTTCAAGAAACTTTAATCCGCGAATATCTATCAGACTATAAGTTGAGCAAAGAATTGGACAGCCGCATTTTAGATCTCAACAAAAAATATAATGAGATTGCAGAAAAGAATGATGAGACTTATCGCAATATGAATTATGAAATCCTGGAATTGGAATGGGATAATCTTTTTAATTATGGCAAGAAGAACAGACTAGACTTTACAAAATATACTGGAATTACTGGGATTTTTGGGAAGAACTTTTCTGGCAAGTCAAGTATTGTTGACTCGCTTTTGTTCACGATTTATAACTCAATTTCAAAGAATTCACGCAAGAGTGTGAACATTGTCAACAACGATAAGACTGAGGGTTCTGGTCGGGTAAAGATTAAGCGCGGGAATAAAGTTTATACAATTTCTCGAAAGGTTGAAAAATACCTTAAAAAATTAAAAGGTAAAGAAACAGTTGAAGCTAAAACAATATTAGATTTTAAATGCACCGATCTTCTCACCGAAGAAACACATTCGTTAAATGGATTGACCAGAGCAGATACAGATCGGAATATTGTTAAGTATTTTGGAACAATGGAAGATTTCCTTTTGACCTCGATGTCATCCCAACTTGGAGCATTAAATTTTATCGGAGAAGGCTCAACCAAACGTAAAGAAATCTTAGCCAAATTTTTGGATCTTGATTTACTTGACAAAAAATTTAAGAGCGCGAAAGAAGACGCAACAGATCTTAAAGCCGCAATTAAATTATTTGATAATATGGATTATGACGTTGAAATCAAAAAATATGAAAAGGAGATGCTGAACAACGAATCCATCACAGAAGCTCGCAAAAACCAATGTCAAAGATTAAAATTAAAAGTAACGGAAGTTGAAAAGGAAATTTTAGTATTAGAAGATAAGATCCAGTCTGCGCCCACAGAATTGATAGACATCGGTGAACTCGAAACAAAGATTAAAAAATGTAAAAAAAGCATTTCTGATTATGACACCAACATTCGTGATACGCTAGAATTAAGGGAAGTGAACGAAGAAAAGGTTGTAAAGGCCGAAAAGTTTATAGATGATTTTGATTTTGATGCTTTGACTTCTCAAAAAGATGAATACTCTGAAATCTCTCAAGAACTTGATACTTTAATAAATCAGATGGATAATGATGAAAGTCAAATTGATAGATTAAATAAACAAATAGGATTGTTGAAGGAAGTTCCGTGCGGAAAAGAATTTTCTCATTGTAAGTTTATTAAAGGGGCTTACGAAGCCAAAGAAAAGGTCGAGCTTGTTCAGTTGTCGGTCAATAACAATAAAAAAGTTAGAGAAGCCCTATCAGAGAAAACACAGTCCATAAAGATAAATAACATAATTCAGGACTTGAACAAGTTTGATAAATTTTTAAACATTAAGAAAAGTCTTGAATCCGAAATAAATTCGTCTTATTTAATAATAGAAAATCTTGAATCTAAAAAATCGGTATCCGAACATGAACTGAAAGATCTGAGAAATAGAAAAAGATTATACGAAGAAAACAAAGAAGTAATCGAGAACATAAGCAAAGTCATCACAGAAAAAAATACTAAATACAAAACTTTAAGTTCCTATACAAAAACCCATGACGAATGCGAAGAAATGCTATTGGATCTTTATAAGAATCATGGTTACTATGAACAGAAGATTGAGAACTTAAAGGAACAGAAATCTCAAAAAGAACAGACACAAAATCAATATGAAGCGTATGATCTTTATATGCGAGCGATGCATCCAAACGGTATTGCATATGATATTATTAAAAAGAGTTTGCCGGTTATTAACTCTGAAATTTCAAAAGTGCTTGCGAATGTGGTAGACTTCGAGGTGTTCTTTGAAACGGAAGATAATCGTTTGGATATCTATATCAAACACCCTGACCGCGATCCAAGTCCATTAGAAATGGCAAGCGGTGCAGAAAAAACAGTTTCGTCGATGGCGATCCGTTTAGCATTCATCGCAGTGTCTACAATTCCACGTAGTCAATTATTTGTTCTTGATGAACCAGGAACTGCTCTTGATGAAGAACGTATGGAAGGTTTTACAAGGATTCTTGAAATTGTAAAGTCTGTATTCAAAACGGTTATGTTAATTTCGCACTTGGACAACTTGAAAGATTCCGCAGATTCTATCATTAATATTGAAAAGAAGAACGGATACGCAAATGTGAACTGTTAACAGAACAAGAAACTATTTATAAGGAGGTGATATATTATGAAAGATTTAGAAATCAAAGACATTTTTGAAAAAGTTAGCGATGGCGTAGCCGGAATTACTGGCGTTGTCATTAATCTCGTTGCTCTTGCTATCTTGGTTGAAGTTATTTACGGCCAAGGCATCTTCGGCATGGGCGTGATTGGCAACATTACAAAGCTCGTCAACGACATTGGTTCAAGCGGCTTTGCTGGTCTAGTTTCTCTCCTTGTACTTGTTGTACTATTTAAAGGAAAGAAATCCTCATGAGCGAAGTAATCAAACCAATTTTCGATAGATTAATGGGAAAAGTCATTTCCCGTAAATTCACAGTATTCTCACTCGCAACTTTATTTTTATATCTTGGCAGCATCACTGGCGAGCAATGGGTTGCTATATCTTTGGGTTATATCGGAATACAAGGTATTGCTGATAT